ATGAAACTTATTTCAAGTCAACGCTACTTAGATGAAGCAATCGTAGCGGTAAAAATCGAAAATGAAGATTTCGAGGTGCAAGTTTCACCAGAATTTGAATTTGAAGGTGAAACTTACCGTGTTGTTATGGACGGTCATCATAGTTACGCCGCAGCAAAAAAAGCTGGTGTAGAGCCAGTTTTTTATGAACAAGACGCTAGAGACAATGATTGCATTGCGTTATTAGAAAATGGCAACATTGAAGATTTTTTTGATGTATGCCGCATAGACAGTGGCTGGTACGACATTGAGACTGGTTATGATATTTGGTAACAAAGTGGTTACCGCCAATAGCGGTTAATGTTGAGTATGATATTGAATTGCCGGTAGTTATACACAAAGCGAAAGTACATTAAGGAGGTAAAAGTGGCGAGAAAAACAGCTTACGAGCGTTATACTGAAGAGGGAAAAAAGAAACTGGGGAAGCGTGCTAATGCATATCAAAAAGAAAACTACAAAAAGATAACGATTATCTTAAAGCCTGAAATTTTTGACGAGTTTGAGGCGTTGCGCGAAGAGGAAGGATTGACTAGATCTAAGCTAATCGAAAAATTTTTAGAAAACTATAAAAAAGAGCTTGCATTATCTGATTAAATAGTACATACTATCTACATCAACAAAGAGAGAAACTAAGGAGAAAATTATGAACGCAGCAACAGTAAAAAATTTATTTAATTTATTTGATTTTGCATTTTGGAATTACCCTTTAGAAGAAGGGGGTAATGCCGCAGAAGTGATTAAGCAAAGTGTTTATAACGCTTATAAAATCACTTTAACTGATGCGCAAGCAGAAAAACTCTGCCAAAAAGTAAGAGAATATAATAATAATATTCTCAAAATGGAGGATACCACTAAAGTGGTTAATGAAAAATTTGATGATGTTATCAGAAAACCTCTTGAAGCGGAAGAAATTTCCGCAGCACCGGTAGAAAAATTATACTTCTGCCGGTATGAAGATAACTTGCGTGAGATTTATCGAAACGAAGCCCACGCCAAAGAATGGGATGAAAAAAGCTCACTTCACTTTGTAGACGAAGTGGAGTATGACGATAATAAAAACATCGTCAGATTTAACGGGATGTCCGTTAAAGATTTTGTTGAGTCATTAGATGATGCCCCGGCGGAGATTGAAAGATTGACTGATTGGATTTATTCTGATTATGCCTATCCTAGTGCATTATCAGATTAAAAAAAAATAAAAAAGAGATTGAATACCCTGTCAAAACAGGGTATTCTTTTTTTACGTCTTAAAGGCGTTTACTACCGAAAAGGTAGCTTATTTTGATTCAATTGAGTATTCACTGCCGAACAGGCAGCTTAGAAAATATTTTTTATTGTTTCATCACAACGATATATGTAAAAATATATATATATTCACTGCCGAATAGGCAGCAATGTATCGAAATGGTTCGATACACTCACAAATGAGGTGATTTTATGAAAAAATTTATCAAATACGCCGCTAATACGGCGTTCAACGGCTACTCCGTAGCTATTTATCAATCCAATCCCAATCTATACACACTTCAAATTGAAAAGGACGGTACAAAAGTCCGCAACACTAAAGCTGTTGAGATGACACCTGAAGAATATGAGGCGTTGCCGTCAGATCCGGCTAATAGCTTAGTGCGCTTAAATGCAGCTATGCTAGCTTGCGATTTTCATTTGCTTTCCAATAACTAAGGGGAAAGTATGCCACGTGAAAAGAAAAAGCTTAAGCCTGAAGAAATGATAGAAATGCCTACCGTTCTTGCGTTTACAAGAGCAATAGAAAATGGTCCCGGTTATTTTTATCAGAAAATGCTTAATGATGATGATGGTGAAATAGGCGTTTATTCAACGCCATCAATGAAGTTATGTGCCCTCACCTATAAAAAGAAAAAAGATGAGGCGGTTAGGACGTTGCTTCAGGAAGTGGATGAGGCTTTTTTAAAACCTTACAATGATACTCTTATTATTAGATGGCGGCTAAAAACTATACCTATAAAGCTTCATTGCTGTAACGTTGATGAATTTGGAAAATTATTAATTGAGAAAATTAAGGAATTTTCTGAAAAAGGCTGTTTAAAAGAGCTTGCGAAGCGATACGCTTACAATATTGTAAATGGGCGTTGGCTATGGCGAAACCGAATGGAAGCGCAAGATATTGTAATTAAAGTAACTTGCGGCGAAGAAGAAGTTATCTTTAATAATGTTGGCGATTTGTCTTTATTAAAACCTTACGAAAATATTCAGGGTGTTGAAAAAATCGCTCAATGGATTGAGGACGGTTTTAACGGCAATGTTCAATTTATCCACGTTGAGGCGCAATTATTAATGGGTAAGGGGCAGCGTGTTTTCCCTAGCTTGACGCTTGTTCCGGGCGAAAATCCAAAATTATTTAAAATGAACGGCTCGCTTGTGTTCTCGGCGCAAAAAATCTCTAACGCAATCAGGACAATCGATGATTGGTATTGCGAAAAGCCGGAGTTTTTATTGCCGGTTGAAGTATATGGGCAAAGTACAGCGAGATTATCGGCATATAGAACAAAAGGCAATGATTTTTATGCGTTGCTTGGTAGAATTTTTGTTGGAAAACAAGAGGTTAGCTTTGACGAATAATGCTATTTTATGGCAATGTTAGTCAGAGGTGGAATGTTTGGAACGAAAGAATAGGGGATAGAATTATATGGATGGCAATAAATTGCAAGCATTAAGAAAAGTGTTGTTTTTGTCTGAACAAGAAGCGGCCACTTTAATCGGCGGCGTAACAACAAGAACGTGGCAATATTGGGAAAGTGGTAAAAAACCGGTTCCGCAGGATGTTGAAACTAAGATGTTGGAAGCGGTAAACGAGGCGGAAAATATCTTTAAAGCAGTGTTGGAAGAGGGCTTTGAGTACACTTATCAATATTTTGATTTTGATGATTTTAAAAAGCGTTTCAGAAGCGATAAATTGCTTTGGAGAGTCTATCAAAGCATTCTCGGGCGGTTACATCAAACATTAGGCGACCCGTTAAAAGACGTTGTTGCGCCTGAAGATTGCGCATTATACAAAGCTATCTCCAATCTAGATATAAACGCCTCGAAATTAAGCGCAGAATCTGAAGCAGCGGTTGCCTATTTAATGGGGCGTTTATATGCCGTGATTTTTGGCGATAAAATCGAACCGAATATAATGATTAATTATTTCTTTCATCAACCGTTAAAGGCTTTACCTTTGGTCGCTAATCGCAATGAGTTTAGAAAAGCAAGAAAGGATAAGGAAAAAGATTTATTAATCACTAATATTATCAGTGAGGTAGGAGATTATTTACTTCACTTTAATAATGTTTTTATTCCAACAGTCCGAATGATTGACTTCGAAAAAGGTCAAATCGAAGAGCTAAAAAATAGTAAATAAAACAAGCGACCGCAAAAAAGCGGTCGTTTTTTTATGCGTTTTTGCCAAAAATTGCTGCTAAATCATTAGGAGAAAACCGCCACGCCTCTTTTAATCCTAGTAATTCTGCTGCAAATTCTGAACAAAAATAGCGATCTGAACGGTCTTTTGTTTTAAAAACCACGCCTAGTGCGCCTATAAAATCGTATTTTTTTCCTTTTACCTTATCGAAGAAAATTCTTACTTCATTTTCAGTGATATTTAATGGTATCAAGTCCCATTTATCATCAAGCGCAATCATTTTACAGCGCACGCCTTTATCACGGATTGAAGAGCTATAACAACAGTAATATGGCGAGTCTACTTTAACTTTAACCGCAATTTCACAATGTGAATATTTTCCTCTAGTTAGCTTTCTAGTGAGATAATCACCAATTTTAGCCTTTAAAACCTCAAAACCTTTACCTTCTCTATTGCCTTTATATAAAGCTAAGTATATGTTATTCTTCATAAATATCACTCCAACCGGTAGAATAGTCATACTCAAGCGGTTTATCTGTGTTATAAACCGCAAAGCGGTGAACTTCCGCATTTTTAAAATCGTGTTGTTCTTTCTTGATAATTTCATTAATGATAATTTCAATGGAATCTTTATTTAATTTCACAAAGGTATTATCCATTGTTTTCCATTCTAAATCAGTCGGTAACGTGTTTTGATTTTTTAAAGTTGAGTATTGTAATTTTGAGTTATCATCGGTATGAAACCATTTACCCAATTCCTCAACGTAAACACCACCGCCAATACGCCGTGTGCGTTCTTGCTTAATCTGTTCCCACACCTGATCTTGTTGCCGCTTAATCTGTGCTAGGCGTTTTTCTTCATCAATTACCCATTCTGTGCCATTCCATTTATGGATTTCACTAGGTTGCGTTTCTACTTTACCGTTGTACCAGTAAGTGTTCTGATTGGTAAAAACAGCCTGAATTTTGCCGTCTGTATCGTGGATATAGATGTAGTTAGGGTATTCCGTGCTAGCCTTTTCCTTTAATTCCTCAATCGTTTTATACGGATAAATCAAGGGGAAAGACGTTTCACGCTTTCTAGTCTTAGGATTTACAATAATTAAATATTCAATCGGTTTTTCCATTTTTTGCCTCTTTTTTATGTGAGATGAGTAAATTTTAAGGTTGCCATACGGCAATAAGTTTTTATTTTTCCAATGTTAAGAAAGGAGTTTATAAAATGAGATTACCTAACGGTTACGGTAGTGTATTTAAATTAAGCGGAAAGCGTAGAAAGCCATTTATTGCAAGAAAAACAATAGGATATGATGAAATTGACATCCTCCCCACCCTAAAGGACGAAGATTCCTACCAGCTCCCACGCTTTTTGCGTGGGCTACTCTCGGTGGGTTCTTGCTGCTGACCTCTAACGAGGTTCACTTCACAAGCGCTACGGCGATGTCCTCGCCTGCTTTTCATTATGCCTGAACGATTGCTCGCCCACGCGCTAAAACATTCATCGCGCCAACCACATCCGCATTTTCTGTGTAGCCACACTCTACGCATTCAAAATGTGCTTGCGTTTGGCGATTTTCTTTTGAGATATGACCACAACAAGGGCAAGTCCGACTGCTGTTTTGCGGCGGAACGGCAACCAAAAATCCGCCTTGCCATTGGGTTTTGTAGTCCAACTGACGGCGAAATTCAAACCACGATTGGTCGAGAATGGTTCGATTTAATCCTGATTTTGCGGCTACATTCTTACCGTGTTGCTCTGCTGTGCCTTTGGCTGATTTTGACATATTTGACACCTGCAAATCTTCAATATAGATCATGGCGTGGTTTTTGCTGATTTTGCTTGAAGTCTGATGCAAGAAGTCTTTGCGACAATTAGCGATTTTATGATGCAATTTGGCAATTTTCGCCTTTAATTTCTGCCAATTTCGGCTAAATTTGACCTTGTTTTTCAGTTGGCGTTGAAGTTTCGCTAGTTTTCCTTTGAAAGTTTTAAAGGCGTTTAATGGCTCAAAAAATTCACCGTTTGAAAGCGTGGCAAAACGTGCAACGCCCATATCAATACCGATTTCACCGCCTTTATGTGTCGGGATTTCGTACTCAAATTCAGTTTGAATACTGACAAAATAGTGACCGCACTTTTGGCTGACGGTAACATTTTTGATTTCACCAACGATATCTCGGCTGTTGCGATAGCGAACCCAGCCAATCTTTGGCAGATACAAGCGGTTATTTTGTTGCTCTAATTTGCAACCTTGCGGAAAGCGAAAACTCTCTTTTAAACCTTTTTTCTTAAATTTGGGGAAGTCTGCTCGCTGTTGAAAGAAATTTTTAAACGCACTTTCTAGGTCTTTTAAAGACTGTTGAAGCACTTGAGAATGGCATTCTTTTAGCCAAACTAATTCTTTTTTCCATTGTGGAAGCAAGTTGGCGATTTTGGTGTAACTGAACTTAAAGCTGTTATCTTGCTCGTATTGTTCATTTTGCCAAGCCAACGCCCGATTGAACACAAAACGAGAGCAACCACAGAACTGTTTAATTCTTCGGATTTGGTTGCCGTTTGGCATTATCTCGAACTTAAAGGCTTTGCGGAGTAACATACAAAAATAGGAGTGTAAAAATGGTGCTATTTTATATTGTTATTGATTTTTCGCCAACATCGACAACAACAAACGCCAGATCCGCTTGTGCTTTATATCTCCGCCCTGAAGGGCAGAGTTTTACGGCACTGTTTGATAAAATACTGGGACACGCCTCTAGCAATGTCGGAGATAGTGTTTACACACATAAGACATTGATACACTTGAGAAAAGTGATAAATCTACTCAAATAGCGTAGTTAATCGTGTTTTTAACACGCATTTAAATCTCTTTAAACAGTGATTAAATCGCCGTTTAAAGCGATTGTTATTTGTGTGTTATAGGCTACAAAAACGGGCGAAAAGTGCAGTTTAGTCATTAAGATTGTTATCCAAGGGGGACGTTACGAACTATTATTGAATGAAACTTATAAAATTGTAAAAATACCTATCGCCGTAAAGCTGATGCTAGAAGCAATAAATTATCAAGCGGAACACGGAAGCCAAACAAAAGCGCCGTTATGGGCTTACTGTTGGGGTGTAGCTAGAGCAAATAACACCACTGAAGTATGTTTTTTGTCAAGCAGTTCAGGTGATTTACAGCGTTATTTATGCGTTGGTATTGGATAGCCCTTGGCTACCGCCCAATAGAAAGTACAAGTGCGTCAGCTCCTATATTAAAAAATATAGCTCGAATTAAATTGACATCACTGCTAGTGTCTATTGTTCCAACATCACTTTTTGATAGTTCCATTAAATTTACATAAAAACATTTATTGGGATACGAAACGGGAAATATGAATACGCCAGACGACTTTAATATATATCCCCCTTGGCTAGGAATAAGCAATAACAATCCATTGCTGAGTATCTCTTGATATATAGTTTGTCAAAAATTCTATTTCTGTTTTGTTATTAGCACCTGATTGATGCCAGGCATAATGCAAACTCGGAGCTTCTTCTGCTACTCCCTCAATCTGTGCATTTGTCGCAAATATGATTTTATTAACATTAATCGGTAATTTAACGATAAATTTTTTTGCATTAAATACGTCGAAAAATCCCCCTTGGCTAGACTCCAAACATCACATATTCTGCCAATCCAATTCCAGAGCGAGTAACTAACTTGCATTGTGTTTTTGTTGTACTAGATACTATACGCATTATTGTTGTTGCATCAGTCATATTTATATCTGAGTAATTAGTATCTACTGCTGATACATATAAAACTTTATTTACTGCTGTCGGATACACTACGATTAGACTATTGCCACTAAATTCCAACTCTCCCCCTTGGATAATTAGACCGCCATAAAGCGGACCAAAATTAATCCACCACGCATTAGTATTTGAAAAATCGTAACTTACACCTAGTGGAGTAGTGCCGGATTGCCCCCAACTATTGACTATATTTTTTAATCCGTCACGGTTGCCGGTAAATAAACAGTTAAACGCATTAATTATTTGAGATAGTGAGCGGTTGCCATTAGAGGCTAGTAAAATATCATCAACAGTTAATTTACCTGCTAGGCTTTGATTGCCTGATGTGTTTAGTTTTCCGCTATCTCTATTGCCTCTAATCGTTAAAACACCGGAACTATCACTGTAAACATCAACTAAGCCTGTACCGGTTACACGTGTAGAAGAGCCAATCGCATTAGCCGCACCGCCTCTTGTTTCGACAACATTAAGGTAAGTGTTGCCGTTTGATGTTGTTGCATTAGATATACCTGTTGATGATGTGCTAGTGACTAGACCAATAGTTAAATTATCAACAGTATTGATTGATAAATTGCCGCTACCGTCAAAATTTCCCGAACCGCTAACCGCACCGGTTAAAGAAATTTTCCTTGCGGTCTGTAATTTACTTGCGCTTACCGCATTGGCATTTTTATCTAGTTTAGTGTTTGCCGTGTTGGCGGCGGAATTAGCCGCATTAAGCGCTTCAACACCTTTATCATAGGCGGTTTTAGCGGCGTAACTGGTAGCAACGGTATCAGAACTGGTAGAGATAACAGAGTTTGATTTTTTGCTATTGGGAATATAATTTTGGAGATTACTTGTTAATGCATTGATTAATGTTTTTAACGTTTTACCGGCTTTGGCGGTTAACCCTAATGTTTCGCTGTCGCTATCTAACGCATTAGTAAGCTGGACAATACCGCTTTTTGATGTGCTAGCTTTATCGATATTATGCGTATGCCCTGTATTATCTACAGTGTTATTAGTGCTTGATGTAATAGTTTTAGGTTTAACCCAATCATTAATGTCAGTAGTAGCGATTATTTCCCAATAGCCGGCATAGCTTACTGTGTTAAAGTTGGTTAAGTTATTATCAACTAAGCTAATAAAAAAGGCGGTGTAATTATCGTTAATTAATACCGCACCTTTACTATAACCGCCTATTTTCTCCGCAAACTCTTGATTAAAAAGGTAATTCCCGCCCTTATTCTGGAAAACAATGTGCGAGGTAATTTCATTTAATACGCCGTTCATATCTTTGCCGGACGGTGCTTTACCGCCTTGTGCGATTGGCGTCATTGTGATTTGAGGGAAACCGTCTGAATAAGTAGCACGTTCATCGGATAGGGCAGAGCTTCTATCATCCGGAATATCGTTTTTTAATCCTGTTAATGCCCACGCTTTAGCAAGTAATTTAGGTAAATTCATAACTTTTCCTTTTTTTTGGCAATAAAAAACCCGCTCCATTTCTGGAGCGGGTGTAAGTAAGAAGAGAAACTATTTAATAGTTAGGCATCGCCTATATAGAACGCGCCTTCGCCGAATGGTGCTAACCCTGATTCAATAAAGCCGAATGTTTTCGTAATATCAGGTTCATAATAATCAATTAAAACACCTGTAGGTCTAGGGAGTAAATCTGTACTGATTAAAACCGCTTTTTCTGCTGCTGATAAGTTAAATTCAAAAACATAACGAGCTTTCATTGTGCCGTTTTTAACGTAATACGCACGCCCTCGCTTTTTAAATAGGTTGGTAAGTAATTGATTGATATGATAAGCGGTGCAATAAATGATGTTGCTATAAGCCTTAATAAATAGCATAGAGCGGAACATTTCATCATTCATTTTGTAGTTAGTGTTTAGCTTAAAATTTTGCAAATCCTTATCTGCCAAACTAGAGCCTAGAAACTGATTTTTTTCAGTAATTAAAATATAACGACTTATGCCTAATATCCGCCCCCATATGTCTAGGCCTATGCCCTCTGCTGTAGAGAGATTCCAGATAGTGCGGTAAAAATCATCAATGTTTTTACTAGGGTCTAAACAATCATTTAAACTTTCGATCAATCCGCAAATAATTGGACTGTTGGCATATTGGCTAATGATTGTTTGTTTAACATCAATCATATTAATAATACCTTTATGTTATCTGCGCTTACGGTAGGATATTGGTCGATACCTAATTCCACGTAATCTCTATAATTTGAGGCGGTAAGCGATACATCAATATCTAGTAATTTACTTCCAGTTAATGCGTTAATAACTGCCTTACTGTATTCCATAGCGTATAGCGGCTGTCCTATTCTATTAATGGTTTCGTTATTAAATTCATTGATAATCGCTTGTTTAACCGTGTTTTCATAATCTACCTGTGCGCCTCGCCTTACTTTTACTTGAAAATAGATAGGCGTTGAGGTAGGTCGCATAAATTTAATTTTATAAGTAGGTTTAGGAATTTTATAATTGTCATCCGCTATATCAATTTGTTTATTACCGTTATAATCGCAACCATTTCCGGTATAAATCCATATTGTTTTAGCAATTTCTTTTTCATCGCCGCCTACCGCTGCCACATAAACACTGTGCGGCACTAAACTGTAATTAGTGCAACCTACTGTAATAGCATTATCAGTAGGATTATCAGTAACATAGCAATCTAGCACGCCCTCAAGATTGGCAACTTTTGAATAAACGGTGTTTACCATCCCTTGTGAGTTAATCGCTACGCTGTTTCTGATACGTTTACCGAAGTCTAGGCGGCTTTCTAGCGGTGTGCCTTTAATAGCGGCGGTTTTATTAATTACCGCATCCAAACCTACAATAGCGCTTTTCATTTTCGTGATAGTGTTTCTTTCTGCGCTATAAGTACCGTTAGCAACAACCTCGCCCTCTACTGTACCGTTTTGTAAGATTGATACGGATTTTTTTAAAAACCATTGATTGTTATTAGTATCAATCAATTCAAAATTTGCCGGTATTGTTGTTCCGGGCATTCCAGAAAATTCACAAATAGCGGTTGAATTAATTTGCCCTTTACGTGTTAAAAAATAAATATTCCCGATCGCATCTTGCATCCTGCCATCGCTGTATAATGGATCTAGATTATTTGCCAACCACGCAATCTGATTATTTTTATCCGCTATAATTGCTGTTAAAGCGGTAATGATTTGCCCTTGTGGCGTTTCTAAATTGCGGTTTAACTCTGTGCTAAACGCCTTGTCAAAAACATCAAATAAAGCGTTTAAAATCTCTTGTTCAGTGGGTAAAACTAAGCCTTCCGGCGTAAATTTAATATTGGGTATACTCATAGATTTATTGATAACTCCTTACCTTGCTGATCGGTAAAAAATACCTGACCTGTTAAATTTCTATTATCATTGCTGCCTAGTTTTGCTTTTACGCGCACTACGCCCGGAACGCTCAACGCCGCATTTTCTAAACGGTATTGATACAATGCAAAAGATTGCTTTTTACCTAGCGTCTCATCAAAATATGGTATGCCTTTCGTTGTGTTGTAATACAACTCGCCTTTAAATAACCTGATTGCGCTAGCCACGTCTTGCGCTTTTGAATAAGGGTCTTTAGCAAGCGCAATATTACCGGCATCATCTACCGCTAAATCCCATTTATCGGGGTGTAAAAATAACGTATCCATTATTGTGCTGCTCCTGTTGTGCCGCCGCTATCGCCCGGGTGTGTGTGGTTTTGTTGCGAAATACCGCCGGCTATCATATCGCCTGATGATGTTATGGTAGAGGTCGTTTCTACCGGCGCATCAATAATCACTTTACTAGATCGCAACGTAATCACGCCCGGCGAAATAACATCTATTCCGCCATTTTTAAAGTAGATATATTGATTAGGGGTGCCGTTTAAAAAACCGCCAAAAAATAAGCCGTCCGCATAATCAAACTTGCGGCGGCTTTGAGGTGAACTCGGCTTTTTCGTGTTTTTAATGGAACTAATATCACGGCTACAAAATCCGCACATCCCTATATCGCCTACTTGCGGATCGATAATTACCGCATTTTTTCCGCCCTGTAGCCTAAAATAGGGAATGTTGTAAATAATGCCGTGTTCGTGTATGCCACCCTGACCGTCAAGCTGTGCCACCATAGGCTGTACATCCACTGTACCTACAGGATTTACACCGGTAGCATTTACGGCTTTAACCAAAACTAAAGTAACGGTTTGAATACGATTGATTAATTGTAATATTTGAAAATTACCATCACCGTTAAATATTTCCTCAACGCTCATCAATCCGTAATTGTTATTTTGCAACTTTAGCCCCTCCTGTTAAGTTGGCGCATTGAATTTCCATCTCCCACCTGCCATTAGGTAATTCACTTTCTAAATAGTACGTAATGCCGAAAACACGCCATTGTCCGTTAGCCATCTCAATTAAACTATCTTTAACCTCAATCACGCCGCCAAAAATCACACTCGGTTCGTAAAGCGCTTTTAATGTGATACCTTGTAAATTAGGGACAGGGTAGCCAATCAAGCCGGTACTAGGCGATAATAACGCTACCTTTGTTTTTCTAGGTTGGTCTTTAGGCGCAATAGCGATCGTATCTTTGTCGATATACAAGCTAAAATTAGCGGTTTCGCACAAGCGGCGTATTTTTTCTAACTCGGTTTGCGGTAAGTAAGGATTTGATAATTTTAAATCTACTCCGTTGTTCTCAAATCGCATTCCCATATTATTGCAAATGGTCTCAATGATTTTCCCTACATCCGCTATGCCGTTTACGCTGATAGGTTTTGCCGGTACTACCTGATGATTTAATGCGGTTACTGAATCAATCGTTAAGATATTTTCCGGTGCGCTACCAAAATTAGGGTAAGCAAAAGAGATAGTACCCTGATAAACCACGTGATAGATACCATCGCCATTATCCGCCTCTAGTTTTACGCTATTTAAATTGGATAGTTCCGTGTTCCAATGGATTTTAGTGATTTGATTAATGATATTTTGAGATAGCCCCCATATCATTATTTTAGCGGTAGGTGATACGCCTTGACCGTTTCCGCTTTGTATTTGCGCTGATACCCTAAAATTTTCTAACGTAACAGTATTATTGCCTTTATCATCAAAAGCCTTGTCTTTTTCGCCTAAATATAATGTAACTTTTAATCGTTTTTTGCTAAAACTCATCTTTATCTATCCAGTAGAGTATGTAACGGCTATTTAAATCTTGCCATACAGGATCGGCATCCCCTAGCTTATCTACAATCATCAATTCCCCATTGATAGGCTTGTATTGCGCGTCAATTAAAGGCTGATTGGCCCGACAAATGCGGTTATTAATGATAGTTTCACTATCTGCGGTTACCGAAATATACAGGCTATTATTGTTTCTAGTGATTAGCGTAATGCCTATATTTTGATTGCCTAAGTTAACTATCAATTCTTGATTAGGCGTTGCTTTTAACGGTATTGAATAGATTGCCATTATTGCCCCTTGAAAATGTTCTTAATGCTATCAATGCCGCTTTTAAGCCCTTCACTCATTTGCTTCAATGCTGATTTGTTAGCACTGTTATTAGGTATTTCTGTAGGCGATACTTTACCTTGTTTTTGTATACTGCTTGAGGTATCCGCTTTCGTTTCAGTGTATTCCGCCTTAACCTCTCTAATTTCCTGTAAATGAATATTTACTTTTAAAAGCCTTGCGCCATCATTATGCTCGCGCGAATAATCATATCCTGTAATATTGCAATTAGGGTAAATAGCTTCAGGAGTTATTACCATAAATAAATCAGTGCTGTTGGCAAACGTGTCAAGCAAGCCTAAAAATGCGCTTCGCTCTACTACGCCACCGCTACCTTTAGTCATTATGACATCCACGCTATAAGGCTCTATTACTTTGTTATAGTTAGTAAATGACCCCATTTCTAGCGGTGCGGTAGATACTTTTGAGGTATTTTTATATTTAACGGATTTAACGTTATCCGCTAATAAAAGCGGTATGCCGTTCTGATCGAAAATACCCCAATAGTTACCAAAAATAGCATTAATTAGTAATCCGCCACCCATTTTTATGGCAGCGTTACCTATGTTACTAGGTAAGCCCGGAACGCTAGGAATGCCAATAGAATTCCACATAAAAACCTCTTTTTTTTCATTTTTGGAATCACGATCGCACTTTTGATACGTAACTAGAACATCACATTTAATTTATTGATAACATCGCAAAAAAACGAGGAGGAAAGTATGAAACTGAAATTTAAGCAATGGTTGATTGATCAAGATTATGCGCTAATCGAAATGCTAGGTATTGATGAAATCGTATCAAGGATTGATGAACAGTTATCTATCTGCGGTGCGAATGATTGCGAAACGGCGTTTTTAGAAGAAATGATAGCGTCTTTTATCAAAACGCTATCTAATGATGATTTAGTTAGACTTCTTTTTTCGTATGAAGAATAGAAACAATCCTAGAATAATATCACCGGCGATCCATTTTAAAATGGTATCATCAATCTGTGCTTTTACAAAAGGGATCGCCAGTAATGGAATTTGACTCCAATCCCCAATAATTAATCCGGCTCTATCATAAATTGAGAATAAATAGACCGCCATAACAATATTAAATAAAACAAAACAAGTTACAATGATAGTTTCTATATAGCTCCGTTTTTTTAATCCGCTATCGTTATTTACCGTGTTGTAGTTTAGATTGAATTTTTCATTACTCATAAAAATTAATCTAAATACGTCAATAATAGCCCATAAAAAACTTAAGCCACTAAAAACCAATAAAATACATAAAATTCCTTGAATTGGTCTGCCTAAGTAAAATTTATGACCGCCTACAAAGCCTGTAAATAAAGCAAGCAAAATAGCAGTAGATCTTTTTCTTCCATTGTTGATATCAGTATTGTTACTCATAATAATTAAACTTATCTAGACTAGTTTACTTTTTCCGCATTACATCTTGATAACTCAAGATATTGCCCCTTTTTAACAGTAACATAAGTCATCCGCTTAAATGAACCGCCTGTTACAATAGATCCTAATTTATCGCCAGAATTTAGATATACCCTATAAAAGCCACCAAAATCACTATCTGTTTCAATTAGCTTATATTCTCCTTCAGGTATATCTATGCCAACTTTGTAAGTTCCTTCCTGGTAGATAATTTCTTCTTCATTTTTAGTATCAAAATTTATACTTTCTTCTTTATTCCGGTTATTTTTACAGATTAGCTCTTTAATGTCCTTGCCGTTTTTTAAAATCGTTATATATGAACTATTCTCTAAAGTAATTCTATCAGTTGATGTTGTTAAAACGTATGAATAGCTTCCGTTTTTTACTTCATATGAATAGTTTAAGCTTCGTCCTGTGTATTGATAATCTTCTGGAGTGATCTCTCTAACATCCGAAATTCTATTTTTAAAGATTAATTCCTTCTCGCCTGTTTTTGCATTTATTGCCTTATAAGTAAAAAATTCATTATCTTTTGATAAATAAATCTTTTTCCCGTTTTCTGTCTCGCAAAAAAATAGGTTTTCATCCGAAAAAGCATTATTTGAAATTAATGTAATAACACACAAAGGAATTAATCTTTTTAACATTAGCTTAGCCCATAGTTATTGCGGTTAAGCACGACAATTCTGCGACTTAAGCCTTCCATCGCATCGCCCACTGTACCGCTAATTGTTGGAGAAGTAGAGTTTACAACTATGTTTCCATTGATTGCAACTTCTGTTTGATTGTTATTGACTACATTTTGACCTCTCGCAAGGTTAGTCATCGCTGCGATATGCGGTTGTGCTTTGTTGGCGGCTTGTGCTATCTCTTCCCCTACAAACGGCTTATTAGCAAGATTAATAAGCGTATTAATCCCTTTAGTTAGCAATGCTGCATCGCTTTCTTGCCGTTTAGCTACCTCAATAGTCTTCTCTTGCTGATTGATAACAGTACTGTTTTGAGTATCGCCATCGTTATTAGTAACATACTGTGAATTATCGTTGCGTTGAGAATTGTCAGTATTGTTAGTGTTATTAGTAACATACTGGGAATTATCAGTATTGTTACTAATGTTATATTCTTTACTGATTTGACCTAATCCGCTTTGTGCGTTTCTAGCTCCATCCAATGCCGCAGTAACAAGAGATAATGATTGTTTATTTGATTTATTTCCACCATCACCGGCGTAATAACTTTCGCCCGCCTGAACAAATCTGTGTTTACCTTGCATTGCAACAGGAACGCCAATACTTGCCCATACTTTAGCCATATCTGTTAGTGCTTGCACTTTATTATCGCTTTTACCGCTAACATATGCTTTAGCTGATTTAGGTAATAAAGCTAAAAATAGCTTGTCTTGCAATTCAGGCGTAAATAACTCATCACCAGTTAAATTTAACTGTTTTACCAAATCTTTTAACGTTTTATTAATAATTTGATAGCGTCCTACCGCATTCATTCTTCTAGGATCGCTTTCAGGTAATGCATTTCTAGCTAATATCTCGTTAACAGTTAGTTGGCTTAAATCTTCTTCATACGCACCTAGATTTTTGCCGTTAACTAAGCCTCTATTAACAGAGTTGTAATTCCCTTCACCGTGAGAAACCGCCCTCGCCAAAATTTCAGTTTGCTCGTTTAAAGTAGAATTATTTAATAAATTCTCTTTGTTTTGAGTAAGTGAATTTTTGTCAGTTTCAGGATCGTGTCCTGTTAAAACATCCCAAAACCCCGAAAGCCTGTCCGTTGCATCTTTAGCGGTTTCTTTTAATAAATCAGTTGCGCCGTTAAACGCACTTACACTTAAATTTTTAAGATCTTCCCAAGCGCCGCTAAAATCGCCATCTAGCATTTTACTTACTGCGCCGCTTACCGCTTTAATTGCCGGTAGTAGGGTATTCCATAAATCTTTAGCAAGATTGCTGAAACCTGTTGCCAATGATGAAATAGATACCTCACCGTTTTTAGTAAAGCCTTTTAATTCTAGCCAATCTTTGCCGGCTTGAAGTGCCTTGCCCCAATCCTTATAACCGGTTATTAAAAAAGAAATCGCACTTTTAAGGTTATCTATCGAAAGGTTGGCGGTTTTAATCCATTTTATGAAGACATCCCAATTAAATAAACTTTCGCCGCCATTAGCCCAAGTTACATAATCATCATAAAGTAAGCCTATTGCGGCTGCCACTCCTAAGATTGCTGAAATGGTTAGTAAAAACGGCGACATAAACGCTAACGCTGCGCCGGCTGCCGTGATTAAAGTAGGTATCAACGCAACGGATAAAGCTGTAGCAAATCCGTAAAATACGCCTTTAACTAAGCCCTCGTGTTTCTGTAGATAATTAAAGAATTCAGTAACATAATCCGCCATATTAACCAATACCGGCGTTACGGCATTAGCAATCATTAATTTCAAGGCGTTGAATTGTTCATTGATATAACTAATTGATTCCGTTAGTTTTTGTGATGTTGCTAAATCTTGTTCAGTAGATTTATATAAACTGCTTACCTTAGTTAAATAAGCGTTTACTTTTTCAGGACCTTGAATCAATAGGTTAAATGTACCGTCATCCATACCTAATGATTGTGCTAAGGTATGCGCTTGAACCCGATCCATTTTTGACATACTAGCGGATAAATCCAATAGTACATCATTTAAATCACGCACTTTTCCGTTGGCATCTAGCACGCCTACGCCAAAGGCATTAAATACAGGGACTAGGGAGGTGTCGCCCATTATTGCTAGGCGGTTAAAGCTGTTTTGTAATTGACCTAGAAAGCCAGTCATTCCCTCTGCGGAGCCGCCGGCTAATGCTGCTGCACCTCGCCAATTAGTTAAAGCGGTTGAGGTTACGCCAATATTTTTACTAGTGTTATCAAGCTCTTTATTGAAGTTAGCCATATCTTCAATTAATCGCTCAAATCCTACGCCAGCCATTACCATTGTGCCTAAAGCCCCTAACACTTTAGTGAATTTAGTAACGGCTTCTAGTAAATCTTTGGCTACTTTAACGTTTTTTTGGCTTTGCTTTTCGCCCTGTTGTTTTAGCTTTTCAAGCTCGCTGCGTTTCTTTTGCTCTAGATCTAATCCTGCAATGTTTAACTTGCTAGCGGCGCTTTCCTTGCCCTCTGCCAACGTGTTAAATAAGCCATCATCCATACCCATTTTAGAGGCAATGGAATAGGCTTTATTCCGATCCATTTTGCTAAATCTGTCCGCCATCTCTAGCAAAATATCATCTGCTTTTTTTACAGTGTGATCGTCATTAAATATATCTATCTTTTCATCCGATTGACCATTTAATTCAGAAAGCATATTTAATACGGTCTTATTGCCCTCTGTGGCATCACGCATTAAATTGTTAGATAGATTTTTGATGAAATTAATAGTGCTTTTGCCGGAACCGTTATTCAAATTAGCGGAATGTTCCCACGCCGCTAATTGTTCTGCGTTCAAGCCTAGATTTTTAGCTAACGCCTTAAGTTCATCATTGGCAATACTAACGTCCTTTGCGATAGCATCAAATCCAGCACCTTTTGCGAATAATTGTGCTAGTTGTGAGAAAATACCGCCTACTTGTTTCGCACTTTTCCCTAAATTATCTGCGGTTTTTTCGGTGTTTTTAACGCCTGTATCAAAATCATTTAAGTTTTTTAAGGCATCATTAACCTGTCTTTCAAAATCGCCGGTAATTCCTAATTCAAAGAAAAGCGAATCAATTATGTTTGACATTTCTCATCATCCTATCGTTATAGTTATCAACGCTTAGTACTTCCATTAAATCCATTGCATCTTCTACGCTATAAATGGTCTGTAACTCGTGCAAAGTAGCAAGCCTTGCGGAAATTAAAGCACCGCAAATATTACTTAAGTTTAAATACCCCTCATTTTGTGATGGAGGCGTTACGCCTAAATCCGGGTATTCCCGGGTAGCAAAAAACCAATGTGTAATTTCAATACCTCCATACGTAACTTAAATAATGTAGTTACATCCTGAATATCATTGAAATTAAGGTTTAACGCTCTAGGTCGTCCGCCATCCGGTACGATTTTCACGCATTCAAGTAATTCATCTGCTAAAGCAATGACTTTTTCTTCCGGTAGATTTTTCAATACCGCAACCGTTAAACCGGCAACGGATACCATCCCATTATTAAGATTGCTTGTATCAAATCCTGCACCGGATAACGCTAGAAAGAGTTTCATTGCCCATTTATCCGCTTTAGCAATAGGCATTTCTTCAATAATAAATTTAGTGCCTTTATCTCTACCGCTTTCAATAATAATTTCTTTTGTTTTTAAGCTCATTTTTTCACCTCAAAAAAAAGAAACCGCCTACAAAATACGTAAGCGGCTAGGAGTAAAATTAAATATCTTCAATTGATTGAATCACAATCTTGAATGTGTAATTGGCGGCTTCCAACATTTTTTTAGCGTTAGTGCCGGTAATTACCTGTGTTAAAAAGCCTGTTGCTTGATAACGCTTGCGGATTGATGGAATTTCACAAGAAATATCAAATGCGGCGACCTCTTGCTGATTGTTGAAATAGTTGATTGCTTGATCGAAATAATCACGGCTAGGGGAGTTGGCTTGTAAGTGAACATTAAAATCGACCTCATACGGTGTAAATCCGCCTGATTGTACGCCATCTACGCCCATTGATGTTTCTGCGATAGCACCTTGACCAAAATCAAAAGCATTGTCTGCGGCGTATTGCTCAATCTTGACCCAATTGTCATTAAAGCCGCTTGAACGTAACAACAATACGCTGTTAGTTGATGTAAGTGTTTTAACTTTATTTGTACGCATTAAAAATCACCTTTTAGAATATGGAAAAAACGGCATTTAGTGATTTACCAAATGCCGCTTATAGATTTGTTGATAGGTTTGTTTGATTTGCGTTATTGAACTGCAACGCTAGATAAGTTGATGGAGTGAACGCTTCCGCCGTCTGCGTAATATAACTTCATAGGATAAGTAGAGCGCATAGCTCTAGCCTGTGCGGTAGCTTCACCGATATATAAAGCGTAACCCTGTGCGGTTACCAATGCGGCTGCATCAATGCCGGTAGCGTTATTAATCGCATTTTTCTGCTGTTCTGATAACGTTACGCCAATTTGAATCGATCCAAAATTCAATGCTTCATTGATTGGATCGCTACACGCTGCCCGGTGCATTGCGATACCTTCCGCATTGTATGGAACGGCTTTATTGATCAGTAACATATTAATTAACGCTAATTGTAATTGGCTGTTTAAATAGATCTGGTTTACATACGTATCCATATAATCCCAATCGCCCGACATCTTGCCCGGGTAGAGGAATAAAAAGCGATCGTTTGCTGTTGCCCAAGCACCATAGTAATTATAACCGTTACCCTCTAGGTTTTTAGCAATCGTTGCATCTGTAACATCTGCTTTTAATCCTGATTGCCCTTTAAAAGCAAAGGTAATACGCCCTCTACGTTCAGAAAAGTTGATTGCCGCAGTAGTGCCGCAAATAAACGCCGCTTTATCCAATCCCCCATAAATAGGACAACATACGCCGCTATATTTAGCTTCTTTCAGTTGCGCACCAAAACAGGAGATATTTCCGTTTTGTGTTGCCGCTGCTTCAAACCCCCAAGGTACATACATAAAGCGGTTATTTTGTGCGTTAGACCATTGTGCGAAAGCTAATTTATCTTCTAAAGACGGCTCAAAAATAGTCGTAAATGTGCCCCAGTTTAATGTTGATTTGGTTACAGCTTCCATTACACTTGTAGGTGTACTTGCATCACTACCTAAACTGATAATTGCGCCGGCTTTTTCGCTTAATCCTAATGCATCTGCCACATCGCCAGTAGCAAAGCTAATTTCTGATGTTGCTCCTGTTTTACCGCCACTAATTTTGAAAGCCTGTAATTGGGTATCAAATTCAACGACCGCATCACTGATACTGGTAGATACCGCATTACCGATACTGGTAGCCGCATCTGAAAAACTGGTTACACCGCTTAAATCAATATTAGTTTCATTGGCGGTTGTACCATCAATACTAATAGTTAAATTGCCGCTAATTTTCTTTAATGCTGTGAGTTTCATTCCTTTCAATGACGCCCCCAGTAAAAAAGCACCTTCTGCGGCTTCGTTGTAAGCCATAAAAATCATATTGCTAGGCTTAATTGAGGAATTATCAAACCCCATAAAATAGATTTGTGCGGCTTTGTACTCATCTGAATCTAAGCCAAAATAATCACCCACCGCACTAGCATTAGGAAATTCAACCGCTTGCGCCGTTGGTAAGTTTTTATTCTTTGAGATAAAAACCCCATTAAGTGATAATGCGTTACCACCTGCGCTTAAAATCGCCGGATTTACACTAACGATTTGAGACGCCGGAATAGATTTGAACATATTTGCTCCTTTTATAGTTTATTGAGATTAATTTCACCTACGTTATCAACATAATCTTGATTATAGGTTGCTACTGGAATGTACGTTAGATAAGCCTCAACCATATACCGCTCTTCATATTGGTTTTGCTCATTCGTGAAAGGTAAGTATTTAGGATTATTACAATATAACGGTTGGCATACTTTTAACCGTTCAGAACTGTAAAAATCACGCCATAAGTTAGAAAAAATACGTGCGTTTTTAGCCGATTCTTTGCCGTAAAAATCAATTTGTAACAAGACTTCAACGCTTTGTAATGCCTCGACCTTATTAGCCTCTTTTAAATAAAACCATCCGTTAGTAGAGAGATCGGTTTCATTAATGATATTCATCAAGATAAAATCGCCGTTAGGGAGAGGAACATTATTACTATACCCTCTAATTACATTTTCACTGGGTAATTGAAAAAGATCTAATAATAATGCTCGCACATCCCTATAAATATCGTTGTGCGTTACCTCTAATTCTGCCGCCATACTACCACCTTGCACCAAGTAGGGAATGATTCCGCCACCTGTTTAATTAGCCATTCAGACGGCTTATCCTCGCCAAATGCTTTAAACGTTAACGTGTCCGCCCCCTGTTGCGATATGCGCCGTAAAGCGTGTATTTGCCCATAAATATAAACATTTAGCATTTGCCCTTGTTGCGCCAATGTATCAAATAACGATAAATCCGCAGTGCTTAAACTTTGCGCCTGTATCTCAACATTAACTTGTGAGAATTTAGCTATCCTTGCGCCGGTATCATCTACCGTATAACCCTCATTAAGTTTTAATACGGCTGGAATATTAGGATTAACTACTGTGATCGCATTATTGGCTATCGTATGCAAATCCATTACTCATCCCCTTTATCTGCTACTTTATACGTGATAGACGCCATCATTAATCCGCTATCTATTAACGGCTTAATTGATATAGCTTTTGGCTTCCTACCGTTTTTGTGCCGTTTACGGTTACGTGCGATCAAGGTTGATGTGGCAAGGCGAGGAGTATCAATGCTTGCAATTGTCTTTTGTACTTGCCCTGCTGCGATCATCCCCACTGTTTCAAGGATTTGTTCGCCATTACCACCATTAACAATCGCTCTAATGATAGTGTTCTGCCAATCACTTTTATTTTCCGCAATGGTAGGTCTGAAAAATGGTCGTTCAGGAATATGTTCTGTACCATATTCCTGTGCTGCCGCAACTAAAGCTACAGGGGTATCATCATCATAGTGTTGATGTTCAACTACACCTACTTTCACTACTTTATTTTTGATAGATTGCGCTTGCTTTAACCTTGCTTGCAACGCTTGCTTAAACTTATCTAAAGCCATACGCCGCCTACCTTTTTAACTGCCTTACGTTCAGGCAATCCGCCTATATAGAAACCGCCGGCGGATAACTGTTTAAGTAATGCCCATAATTGCAAACCGTAAGGACTAGTAGATAGCCAATACTGCCAACCGTTAGAAGTTTGAGGCGTGCTAAATGAAACGCTTACACTGCCTTGACTTGCACTTGCTACAACGCCGGTAGTGCCGTTTTCACTTCCGCTATTAGCTTTAGTAGCCAAGTGCAATAAATGCGCCGTTAAAAGCAAGTGCGCGTGTTCAAAGGTTTTTCCGCTTAACGCCCAACTTTCTTTTAAAAAGGTATTTGCAACATCTGCCCATAGTGAAATTGTTTCATCATCCGATTGCTCAAATACTGAAAACATCTTTTTAAATGTTGCAATTTCCATTTTTAACTCCTAGCGTTTATTGCGTTTATTGGTATTACGGGTATTAGTAGTAACTTTAATAACGGTGCTATCAGGATCGTCATCTACTTCAAAATCGCTAGGGGCAACCGGAGAACTTTCATCACGTGTTGCCATATCACTAGCTACTTTTTCAGGGTCTTCCTGTTTATTGCTTTCCTGTACAACGATAAAGCCGTTGTCTTTATGTAATTTAAAGACCTCATTAGCCTCTAACAGCTTTAAATCCTCATCACTAACTTGTGTAGCAACGCCTAGCGGTGTAATAAAGCGTTTGTCCGCCAAACCTGTGCCACCTTTAATTGTGATAGCGTGTTGTCTCACTTTTAAATCTGCGCCACCTTTGGCATAAATCACATAAGTATTGTCTGCGGTAAGTGTTGAATAAACGTAAGCCATAAATTAATCTCCTCAAGAAAATAAAAAAGCCGCACTAAGGCGGCTTGTTGTTACAGTTTTAAATTAAATACCGGTGCCTCGGTAAACCGCATAAGGTCGTTTACACATTACCCCTGCTGTTGCGTTGGTATAATCCTCAACGATACCTTTCGATTTATTTTCAATACCCAACGCCATAAAGGTCGCCGGTACAACTTGAATAAATACGCGGTTATCATCATCAGAATCATCACCGTAAACTTCCTCCGCAAAGAGGTAGAACACATCAGCACCGCCGTTAGCTTTTTGGAATTGCGGTGCGGTAACACGACGGTTTTTCGGATAAGTTTCAGTTAACCATTGCTCAACGCTAATACCCATTTCAGAAACTACTGATAAGAAGTTACTTGCGCCGGTAGGCAATGCTAATACAGTAGGGGTATTGCGTGCATCTACTACGCCGTTAGATTGGATTTCAAGCTGTGTGAACGCATTACGTAAATCCGCTGTAATTTCTAAAAAGGTTTTTTTGCTCCATTTAGGAGAACCGGCTGCGCCATCCGCTACCGTTTCATAAGGTAATAACGACGGATCGTTGAGTAAACCAAAAGTACGGCTATTACCATCGTTATAACCTCTAAAACCGATTAAGTTACGTTGAATATGCAACGCATTAGCCGCAGCGGTACGTTTTGCGCTTGCGCTATCTAAACGCATTGCGCTAGCACGTGCGCTTTCCAATGTGCCTACTTTAATCCCTTTTTCAAAACGCACTACAGTACGGCGCTCAAATGCTGCGTTCCAGCTAGATAATGGAACAGGAGAAAGATCGGCATACGGTACGGCATCCCCTAAAGTTTCAAGTACAGGTTGGACAACTTCTTCATCGTGCCATTCCCCGATTGTTTGAATACCTACAATCTCATCAATTTTGCGAGGGGCTAATGCTGCACGCACGAAACCCGGCAAAAAGGTCTGTAAAAACTGAATAGGCGCACCACCGCTAGGCGTATAAACACCGCCTTGAACATCATCCATACTGTAAACATCCGGCGCATCACGCAAGTATTTATCAGTAAAGCCGATCCCTAAATGTTCCAAATCTTTATAACGTTCTACATCTGCGGAGTCCATTGCAATGACCGGTTTATTTTTTGATAAACGATCGGCAAAAGTGCGTCCGCTAATAGCTTGTTTTTTCTGTGATAATTGTTGCATTATGTTTCATTCCTTAGTTAGTTAAACGGATAACAGTTAAACCACCATTTGCGGTTACCGGATAACGGTAAACAACGGCATTAGGTACAAAGGTTTTACCCGATCCAGCTTCAGCAGTGCCTGCCGCAACGGTAGATAATGCGCCGGTAGTGTTGTCATAAACCACTAAATCACCAATATCGCATTTAGTGCTTACCTGAACAACAATATCGCCCATAGTTAACATATCGCCGTGAATACCATCCGCAATCGCTAAAGACGGCTCTAATGCACCTTTGGCAGTACCATATAACGGATATTCTTTTGAATTAACTAAAATACCGGCAAACACACGACCTGCCGCAATTTCGCCGCCAACCTTAGCAATGTTAGTCTTAGCATCTTTAGTGAACGCATAACCTACAATGTTAGGCGCTGCCCCTTTTGAATCAATAATTAATGACTCGGTGCGGGTAGGGGAGTCTAAATGAATATCTCCGCTTACCCCAAAGCCTTGCTCAATATTTACTTTTGTTTGAAATGCCATTTTGTCACCTTTTATAGCTGGTCTTTGAAAAACAATTTATTAGGATTTGAAAAGCCGTCTTGTGCTACAGAAACCGCTTTTTGATTTTTAGGCGCTTTATTAGCCGCTAAATATCCTTCAACAAACGCAATTTCATTACCTTTAGCCACTTTTACACCTAATTTCTTACAAGTGTAGGCGGCAACATCTGCTTTACTATCCATTGCACTAACGTTAAATGCTCCTACGTGAGGGGTAACGCGTTTATATAGTGCATTGCGTTCAGTAATGTTTTTAGTTACTTTGCGCACAATAGCGGCTTCATCCATTGCTTTCACATCCTCTTTTTCATCTTCATCTTCAGTGGTATTTTCTTCACCTTCTTCATCCTCATCAGTACTTGAGGATTGTTCAAGTTTAGATACACGGTTTGCGAGATTTTCAATAATATCTAACATCTTCTCTTGATCGGTTTTACCATCATCTCCCTCATCTTCAACTTTTTCAGCCTCTTCATCTAAATCTTCACCTAATGGAAAATCATCAGGTGCGCCATCTTCTTCCTCATCTTCAGTATCAGGCGGTAATGCTTCATCAGGTGCGCCCTCTCTAGCTTTCTTTAATTCGGCTACTGCTAAAACTAGTTTTTTGACTTGTTCGGTCAATTCTTCTTCGTTCATTAAATGCTCCATTGTTGAATCACAAGTAAATGTAAAATGCCCTGTATTTTCCAGCTCATCAGCGCTATCCATTACACGGACATCACTACCCATTCGCCCGTTATCAACAAGGGCTAAATGGTTACCTCTTAAATTTCGTTGTATATAATCATAAGCCTCACCGTTCCATTTGCCCGGCTTGTACTCATAACGACAACGATAACCTAATGACAATTCTTTCTTCCCTTTCTCGATCTGCTTTGCAAACCGTTCAGAAAATACTTTGATATTGCCGTATAGCGTTCCATCTTTTACATAAACATCCTCACCTATAACACCGCTAACGCCTTTACGTTCAGCCGGCGTGTAGCCTATTTCCTCGCTACCTAACATTGCGTGGTTATCTACCCAAGGAATTAATTTAAACGTATCTACCGCTTTCTCTAATTCCTCTGCCGGTCTATAAACACGATACATCTTATTAGGGTCTGGCGGACTAGAGCCATCAGGTAATGTAATTTGAGAACCGCTATATAAAAAAACACCCTCTTTTGAAAGAGGGTTGTTTCTCACTTCAAACCAACCATTAGCGTCGGTTTCTTTTTCGTCCTGTGCTGCGGTTTGTGAAGTTTGCTCTTGTGTAGGTTTATCTTGTTTATTGTTGATCGCGTATTTTCGATATTCTTCAGGCATTTCAACGCCTTTAGGAAAATAATATAAACCTTTAGCACGGCTATATTTCATTCCTTTTCTTTTGGCATCAGCAATCTCTCCAATATCGTCCCCAAAATTAAGGTATGTGCTTTGTCCTATATTTTTCTTTTTCTCGGCTAATGCTTTTTCGTGATCGGCTAAACTTGCTTTAAGTTTATTAAAGGCTTCTTTGAAAATAGGCTTTTGTTCATCCGGTACTTCGTGATAATGACTAGCCAATAATTGACCTTTTTTCTCATCCCAAATAATGCGTCCCTTTTCAACACCTTTAACAAAAAAGCGGTTAGGGTATTTACGCCATTGAGATAATTCACCGGATTGAATAGCTTGATTAATCTGATCGGGTAGATTAGTTGAGTTTACGCGTTCAATTAAATCTTTTTCTCTTTCAATAGCTCTTTCCGTCTTTTTAATACTATCTAATTTATTAGAAAGCGTATTATATTCTCGCTCCCACCGGTTGCGGATACCGCGCTCACTAGCGTGGATAGGTTGTCCCATACGATTTTTGGCTTCTTGCCGCATTCTCTCGCTATAAGCTTCAGCATCCTCACGTTTTTTATTTAGTGAGTTAAGTAGCATATCTAAACGCTTACTTGTAGGTTGTTTGGTTTCTTGCGTTTTTTCTACTTCAGTCTGATTTGTGCTTGTTGCTTGTACAGCGTTTTGCTGTACAGCCATTTTATGTGCGGTGGCTTCTTCTTTTTGCCTTGTGTAAGTCCTAATTCTAAATTTTAAAACGTTATCAGGCAAATTTTTAACCTGTTCAAAACTCATATTTTTAGGCAAAACATTCTTTACTTGCTCAAGTAACTGTTCTCTTTCAGAAAGTGATGTCCTGTTATTTTCTTGTTTTCCTACAGATTCTGTCGTTTCAGGTTTTTTTAAACCTCTAGGCGTTTTCGGTCCGTTAAATGATTTGCGGATTTCAGAAATTTTATCACCGTTAAATTTTCCACCCATTCCGGCTAAGATTTTGCCATCATCTGAAATTTTTACGTGAGAACCTTTATTCTCTTCGCCATTCGGTTTAACTGTGATCCATTTATCATCCATAGCATAACTACGGCTCATTACAGATAGATACAATAATCTAAGTCTTTTACTTGATTTAGTCATTTGTTATTCTCCAAAATCCACCACCGGTATCATTGTGCAACGGCAATTAGGTAATTGACCGGGGTAGCCGTAAACATCTTGTCCGTACATTACCCCTATTTTAGGCGGATTATCCAATTCAAAAACCTTTCCATCTAACGCTAAATGTTCTTGTCTGGGTACATCACCGCCGTGTGAGTGTACCCATTCAAATTTTTTAATCCCTAACCGCCGCATTTTTTCAGCTTGTATGTTCTGGTAATATTTGCGCGTTTGATCTAACGCAACTAATTCAGCTTTGCGCTCATTGCCTTTGTACATTTTTTCTAAAAACGGTTTCAGTTCAGCAAAGCCTTTACCGCTGTTTGAAATGGAATGTAACGAAACTTTCTTAACTTGCGATAGGTAAGTGCTAGGAATGGTTTTTATTAAATCTACAGCTTCTGAAACACTAGCTTTAGTGATGTCTTTCATTTTAGGCGAGGTGTAATTAGTTTTAATTGCCAAATCTTGACTAATTGCCTTTAAACTCATCTTTAATGTAGCATCCGCATTTTTATCAACGCGCTTAATCATCTTGTTAGTTTCGCGCTTTGCTAAATGCGTAAAAATAGGGAGGTATTTTTTCAATAATCTACCAATCACTAATGCTAATTGTGTAGGTAAACTACCGTATTTAGGATATTTAGCATCCATTGAATAAGCTTCAAAACAAGCAGCTACATTTTTCATCGTTTCTTTATGTAAGGCACGCATTGCTAGCTTAATCGTTTTGCTATAATCGTTGCCTATTGAAACGGCTACTTTTAACGGTTTTCCCCGTAACTCATTCGCTTTCCTCATAATTGATACCTAGCTCATTCAATGCCTGTGCTTCCTCATCGTTAAAGCCTAAATCATCCGCTAAGCTGTTTTTCTTTTCGCCTAAATCGTGGAAACCGGAATCAGGATCTTTAGAAATAACCGATCTGACATCCTCGCCATCTATTGCACCGCACATTACTAACGTGCTAGCGGTTTCCGCTTTCATTTTATTGCGCTCTGCTAACTCTTTAGCAGTAGGGCTGTCAACCGGACGCCAAGATATAGAGGTTTCGATTTCCTCATCTGCAAAAGATTTAATCACTAATTGATGATGTCGCTCAATAAATTCCGTTAAATCGTGTTCTTGAATGCTTTCTAGTTCTTCGTGATAGTTCTTCGTTTCTTCTTCACCGCTAGAAAATCCTTTTGGAGAAGTACCTAATAATTTAGTAGCAGGTACATTCGCCGCTGCCGCCACAATCTGGTAATTCGTCATAATAATTTCATCAAGATCGGATAGAGTAGTGTCAAATTGTTGAAATTCATCACCTTCAATATCCCCAACTTTAATCCCGTAATTATCACGGGTATCAATCCAGTTTTGTAACCGCTGTGCGTTTGTTTCAGCATCTGCCATAAACATATCCATATTGGTTTTCCATATGGTTGTTTTTTTAGATAGCAACAAACCTAAAGATTCATCTGTTGAACGTTCGGCCGTATATACGCGGCTCATAATGATTTGCGGTATAGGTAAACCGCCATAGTAGTAAACCGGCTTTAAAATATCCGGCACTTCGCTATTTCTGAAGATAAATAAATGCGATCTGTGATAGCGTTTACCTCCGATCAGCCAGTAGGTAGGCTCATAGAAGTAACGGCTAGCAGGATTTGATAATTCATTAGATACAATCTGCGGCGTACACCAATAAGGATCGACCTGAATAATTCCTTTATAACTGCCTTTTTCTACGCCATCAATATTAAAAGGTTTTTCGTAAAAATCCGGATCGTCGGTTTCAATATCAAATAATGCGATACGGATACCAAAAATTCTGCCCATTCTGACAAATTGTTCAGCATTAAATAACGCCCGGTATTTTCTATCGTATCGCTGTAATAATTTAACGGTTTCAGTAGGCAACTCTTCGCCGTTAGTGCTTACAATATCATAACCGTTTCTAGTGGCATCACGTGCCGGAATTGAACACGCCTTATTGATTAGCCAGTTCTGCGTTAAAATAGCGCACATCTGATAGCCTATAAAGCTATTGGACGCATACCAATTAGCTAATTCAGTACTGATAGCATTAGGTTGATTAACGTTTAATTTAATTGCGCTAAAATCGCTATCTTGCGCAAAATCACCTTCGCTAATGATATTGTTGTTCTTGTTGGTAATAGCCTGTAATTGGTCTAAAAAGAACATTTTATTAGGCTGTTTGACCATTCGCCCGTCAATGAAGTAGTTTTCATTTTTAATTTCATCAACGTTATTAATCTGTTGTGCTTTTTTCTTTTTAAACCAAAACATAACCATTTATCCAAAATATGATGTTGAACCCCGGATTAACTCACTGAATGCCCTTGAAAGTGCATCTATCCGGTCATCGTGTTTCCCATTAGGGAACATCCGCATCTCATTAATTAAGCCGTTATTCCATTCGCCCCGTAACATTTTTACGTTGCCTACATTTACTTGTGAGGCAAACGGCTCGGCGCGCGTCACTTTATCCCCATTTTCAGGGCTTGTGCTAACCCTATATCCTGCCAGTAATTTTAAGAAACTCACTACTTGCGTTTTACCGGCTTGCCCCGGATCTTGCGGTATACTGATTTTTACTAATTTACCGTCCAATGTAGCGGTATTTTTAATTAATGCATCACGCTTATCTACCGGTAAATCACCGTGCGCCATATCCGCTATAATCCACGTGCCGTCTTCGCATCTGCCTAATTTTGCCCCGGCGGTAGGGTCGCCGCCTATTGTTGCGCCTAAATCCCAACCTCTACACCATTTAATTTTCATTTGCGCCGGTAAAGCATCAATAATCTCAATTTGACCTGGTTTAAAGATACCGCCATCAAGCGGTGCCGGTCTTTGTTGATATTGACCGGCAAATACATACGGCGAGGCTTGCTCCATTTCACGCAATTTTTCAATTGTGTGTTTAGCTTCCCATAAGGCTGTACCATCATCCTGTATTGCCGGTAAGCATAAATGCTCCCATTGCTCACCGTTACCGCCATCTAGCAGCCAACCGGAGAGGTCATCCTCGTGTAAACGTTGCATTATCACAATAATAGGCGTTTCAGGGCCGTTAGTGCGGCTTTCAACGGTATTTTGAAACCAATCGATCACATTTTGCCGCATCACATCAGAACGCGCTTCATCTGCCTTGTGAGGGTCATCGATAATAATCGCACCGCCAAAACTTTTTCGATTTTTACCTGCACCAAATCCCGTTATCGTACCGCCGGCACCGGTAGCATAAAAAACACCGCTTTTCGTGGTTTCCCAATGCGCTTTAGCCTCGCTAGCTAATGTAACGTTAGGGAATATTGATTGATAAGCCTCGTGTTGTATCAATGTTCTGATATTGGAACTGTTTTTAACAGCTAAGCCTGAAGAGTAGGAACAATGGATAAATTCAGCATCTGGAACTTGCCCCATTGCCCACGCCACGAAATTCACTACGGCGATTTCAGTCTTACTGTAACGAGGCGGTATGTTGATAATTAAGCGTTTAATCTCACCGTTAAAGACTTTAGTTAACGCATTACAGATTAGTTGATGATGTTTAGCTTTAACCCAATGACTGCCGGTGCGCTGCAAAAACATCCAACGGGTAAAAAAATATAAATCTTTTCTAGCAAGCTCAATAGCAACGGTATTCTCTTCGCTATTAAACTCACGCATTTTTTTAAACCTCTTTTAGCAATTCCTCCGCAATCTCTTTAAAGCGGTCTTCCGTTATCTCAACGTTTTGATTTACTACCGTGCCGGTAACTTGATTCACCTGTGTTTCTTTCCATCCGGCTTGTGTTTTTAAGTAAAAAATCATTGCCGTAACATTGCCTTTTTTAATCTTATTGAATAAAGCATTGGTTACGTAAGCAATACCTTTATTTTTCCCTCTGCGGATTGCTTCCGCAAAACTAGCGCTTTCTTTTTTTCTATTGCGTAATGTGCGTTCGCTAATGCCTAGGCTATCCGCAATCTGTTGCTGTGATAAGCCATTAGCGGCTAAAGCCTCAACTTTAGCTAAATCGATTTCAATTTTAGGTTTTGTCGCTTTTTTATTTAACACTTTGACATCCTCTCCGCCCTAAAGGACGGTGATTCCTACCAGCTCCAACGCCTTGCGTGGGCTACTCTCGGTGGGTTCTTGCTGCTGACCTCTAACGAGGTTCACTTCACAAGCTCTACGGCGATGTCCTCGCCTGAACAGTGTATCGTCATTGAGAAAGCCTGAGCATATCCCTGTTAATACACTTTTTCAGTCTAACATATGACTGCTGTACGGTCTATGCATTATATCTCCGCCCTGAAGGGCAGAGTTTTACGGCACTGTTTGATAAAACCCACTCAAAAATTGGAGCGTGCGGGTCGGTATCGCACCGCCGCCTTATCTTTGGTCAAGATAGTCGCCTACTTCGCACGCTTGAATTTTATTTTTTAACCCCTTTATACATACCTGCGCCCATCCGTTCAATTTCAGAAAAAGGGAGAATATCGCAAGTCAATCTATCTTTAGCTTTTGGATTTAAAAAATAAATGTATCGTAATTGAAAGCCTTTCAACGGCTTACCCCCTAAAGCTCTCCATTCCCCTATACTCCTAGCTTTAACAGGGACGCCTAATCGTTGGCATAAGCTAGCAACACTAGAATTATCCCAGTTAGCCGTTAACGTCATATTGGCAATTCTTGTGCCATCCGGAAACTCTAGCAAGGTTTTGTTAGGATTGATCTGCGTAAGAATAAAGCCGCTTGCCCGATAAATTGTGCCATCACCGCATTGCGTGCCATCGCTAAATGACAATATCCATTCAATGTGCGGATAATGTTTTTTAATTAATCTAAACGCTATAGATAATGCCCGGCTTTCACTGTTTCTAGGCAAAACATCGCTAAACGCCATACGGTTTAATTCAAGCATTCCATTCCATTTAGTATCTTTAACTAAGGGTAATACTTTCCTTTTGTCCATTGGCGAACCAAATGACATCACGCCTTCTAATTTGCCGTTTAGAAAAACGCCAAAGTGTAATGAACTGTTCTGTACAACCTTGCCGCTATAATGTACTTTTTTAACAAGTGCATTAGCAGCAGACGATTTAATAGGTTTTACTAGAATATCTTTTGCGCTAGCCATTTTGTTTTAACCATTGCTCACAAATATAGGTAATAGCGTTACCATTTGAATTATCATTTAAACCGGTATCAATGCTAGGAATATGTTTCGCTTTCGTTAACGCCTCTTCAACCACCGCAGCTTGTTCATCGTGTAGTGAAAATGTTTTTTGTTGGAAAGCGCTTTTATCACCGCTCGCTAAATCCGGCATTTCAATATCGATATTTAATAATTCGTCTAAAAACTTGTCTTCAAACCCCAATAAAGGTAAGTCAAAATTCATTTCTTGCAATGTTTCAACTTCTAGCCGTAATACATCAATATCCCAACCGGCATTTAACGCTAACTGATTATCCGCAATAACATACGCTTTCCTTTGCGCTTCAGTAAGCCCTTTAAGGGTAATGGTAGGAACGCTTTTTAATCCTAATTTTTCTGCCGCCAACAATCTACCGTGGCCGGCAATAATGCCACCATCTTCATCGATTAATAGCGGATTGGTAAAGCCAAATTCTTTAATGCTTGAACAAATCTGCTTAACTTGCTCATCAGTATGTGTGCGGCTGTTATTTACGTAAGGAATTAGGCTACCAACATCAAGATATTCAATTTCAAGGTTAGTGCTTTTCACTTAATCTCACCTTTAATCCTAATCTTAAAACAAGGCTCATAATAAGGATCGTAACGATAAATAATACTTTCCATAAAGAAAACAATACTATCTGCAACGGTTAACACCCAATCAGGTATCCAGTATGCCGCCGTAATAGTAGGCGCTTCACTTTCCAGATCTTTGATATAACAAGGTATCCCCCACAAACTGCCATAGTGCGTATAGCCATCTTTAATTAATTTCTTTTTCGTCCAATACAACACCATATTGTTTACTCCAATCAATCACACCTTTAAGCCTACTTGCGCATATATCACGCTCATCTATTACCTTTCTTAAATAAATAATTGCTTCGCCGTAAGTACTGCCGCTAAATTCAGTTTGCGAACAAGGTATTAAATAAACTTGTGGCGGCGGCATATACTTAATTACCGGTTTTGTTGCGCAACCGCCTAATAACGTCATCAGGTAGACGAGCAGAAGAACAAGCGTCATTCGATAACGTCTTGTAAATGATTTTAACGTCATTTTCTGATTTCTCCCTTGCTTGTTGTTCAAGGTTTAATTGCGTTACGGTAGCGTTGCGCTCAATAGTAAGCTGTGCCGTTAACTGTTGCTTTTCTTTCTGAATCAACTCAATTTCTTGCGCTTGTGCTTTAGTCGTAACCTCATAATGATGAAGTAGGTAATTGCTATAAAGTAAATAACCTACGGCCAAGCAGATTAAGATTAAGCGCCAGTTAAATTTAAGCGGTAACATATTCACCTCGATCGAACATTAATCTTGTCCGTTTTCGGCGGTTACTTAATCCTTGTGAAGTTTCCAATTTACCGGTTTTAGGATTGGTTACCTTATTCCAGTAGCAGATCGCTTCACCAGCTTTTTTGAAATTCCCTTTTAAACATTCTCGCAACACGGTACTTTTTTCAAAATTACCTGCGCCTATGTTAAAAACCAGATTGACTAACGCATCAAATTGGTGTTGATTGATTTTCCCTTTGAGAAAATAATTTACGCAATTTTCACTAACCGCTAAATCTTGTCGTAATAGCTCCATTGATTTGCCGGCTGTGATTTTCATTCCCTCGTGTATGCGCACGCCGTCTACTTTCCCGGTATGCCCAACACCGATCGTTAAAATACCTGCAACATCACGATAAGCGGTAAGTTTCTCGCCTTCATCAAATCGCAATGCGGCTAATCCTTTATCGCTCATCTTCATTGTTGTTTCCTTTCGTTTTACCGCTTACCCAATCTATTAAAAAATCCCTAATTTGTTCAGTGCCTAATAATCCCACTGCGCCGCCTAAAATGTTGGCATAATCCAAATGACCGCAAAAATGCTCAAGAAGGGGAATACTGATATAAGTGAGAAGACCGCAAATTAAGGCGTCTATTACTTTGAAAATTAATCGCTTCTTAGTGCGTAAGAAACAGGCGCGCAATATCGCCATAGTGATTGCCGCCAAAACGCCGGTAACGTATTGATTACCGATATTTGTATTAATCCACGACCATATCGCCGCCCAAACATCAGGCTGTTTGTAAGGCATAAATTTTCCAATAAAAAAGCCGGCTGTCTTGTAACAACCGGCTATAAAATCGTTAAAAATGAAAAAGGCTTACCTTTTACAGTAAGCCTCAACAAAGAGAACTAGGAGAATTTTTGTGTAAAAATCCTAGCTTGCCTAATAAGATATATTACTTGTCCGGACAAGTCAACACCTTTTTATCAAGCAGTGCCGTAAAACTTTGCCCTTCAGGGCGGAGATATAAGGCACAAACGGCGTAGCCGTTTCAAGCCTGACTAAGTGGGCGTTTGTTGTTGTCGATGTTGGCGAAAAATCAATAACAATATAAAATAGCACCATTTTTACACTCCTATTTTTGTATGTTACTCCGCAAAGCCTTTAAGTTCGAGATAATGCCAAACGGCAACCAAATCCGAAGAATTAAACAGTTCTGTGGTTGCTCTCGTTTTGTGTTCAATCGGGCGTTGGCTTGGCAAAATGAACAATACGAGCAAGATAACAGCTTTAAGTTCAGTTACACCAAAATCGCCAACTTGCTTCCACAATGGAAAAAAGAATTAGTTTGGCTAAAAGAATGCCATTCTCAAGTGCTTCAACAGTCTTTAAAAGACCTAGAAAGTGCGTTTAAAAATTTCTTTCAACAGCGAGCAGACTTCCCCAAATTTAAGAAAAAAGGTTTAAAAGAGAGTTTTCGCTTTCCGCAAGGTTGCAAATTAGAGCAACAAAATAACCGCTTGTATCTGCCAAAGATTGGCTGGGTTCGCTATCGCAACAGCCGAGATATCGTTGGTGAAATCAAAAATGTTACCGTCAGCCAAAAGTGCGGTCACTATTTTGTCAGTATTCAAACTGAATTTGAGTACGAAATCCCGACACATAAAGGCGGTGAAATCGGTATTGATATGGGCGTTGCACGTTTTGCCACGCTTTCAAACGGTGAATTTTTTGAGCCATTAAACGCCTTTAAAACTTTCAAAGGAAAACTAGCGAAACTTCAACGCCAACTGAAAAACAAGGTCAAATTTAGCCGAAATTGGCAGAAATTAAAGGCGAAAATTGCCAAATTGCATCATAAAATCGCTAATTGTCGCAAAGACTTCTTGCATCAGACTTCAAGCAAAATCAGCAAAAACCACGCCATGATCTATATTGAAGATTTGCAGGTGTCAAATATGTCAAAATCAGCCAAAGGCACAGCAGAGCAACACGGTAAGAATGTAGCCGCAAAATCAGGATTAAATCGAACCATTCTCGACCAATCGTGGTTTGAATTTCGCCGTCAGTTGGACTACAAAACCCAATGGCAAGGCGGATTTTTGGTTGCCGTTCCGCCGCAAAACAGCAGTCGGACTTGCCCTTGTTGTGGTCATATCTCAAAAGAAAATCGCCAAACGCAAGCACATTTTGAATGCGTAGAGTGTGGCTACACAGAAAATGCGGATGTGGTTGGCGCGATGAATGTTTTAGCGCGTGGGCGAGCAATCGTTCAGGCATAATGAAAAGCAGGCGAGGACATCGCCGTAGCGCTTGTGAAGTGAACCTCGTTAGAGGTCAGCAGCAAGAACCCACCGAGAGTAGCCCACGCAAAAAGCGTGGGAGCTGGTAGGAATCCCCATCCTTTAGGGCGGGGAGGATGTCAACTTTTGTCGTCCGTCCATAACTTATATTTATCGTAAAGCATTGCTCTTACACAAGTTTTTGCTTTAGCAATCCTAGAATAATATTCACTTTTGCCAATTCCTAACTGTGGTAATGCCCCCCATTCAACAAGCGCCCCCCATTGATCACGTACATCATAAAGCGGCGTATTGGTAGCGTAATTAATTCTTACTATCTCAAACAAATCAAAGTCTATTTTAAATAGCGTTAAGATACATTCCTCAACCTTTAAAATAAGCTCTTCCGGCACATTAATGATCATCCAGTTTTTATAACTGTAGGGCAATTCCACCACTTTAATCGAAATACTAGGGTATTCAGTACCTATTCTATCACTTGCGAAATACCGTCCCCACGCCACCATCAACGTCTCAATATCATAACAATTCATTGATTCCTCACTTCTTGCGCTTTGCCAATAAATTTACTTTTTTATTAAAAATCCGTTTAATCCGCCGTAAATCCTCATCACTGTAGTGTCTAGGTCGTTGATCGGCTTCAATCGCTTCTACTTTTTCTATCCCTAACCGCTCGATTAACCCTATTCTATATTCGTGATAGTTGCCGCCTAAATAACGGTTACAGCGTTTGCACTGTCCAAAAATATTTAATGTGTAAAAACGCAAGTGAGGCGCTGCACCACGGCTACGATAATGACCGGCATCAAATCCGCCGCCTAGCTTTTCACTAATCAACGGCGTACCGCAAGAGATACATTCCTTATTTTCATCACGCATACGGATATATTTATTTACCGCACTTTGTGCTTCTTTAATTAAATCGTTATGCGTTTTATTCGCCTCTTTATAAGCCTTTAAGCGTTTGCGGTTTTTTATCCGTTCTTGCCTATCTAGCTTTTCTTGTTTCTTTTTCTTTTCCGCTTCTGCAAAAGCTAAAGCGCATTGATAACTACAGACCTTTTGCAAGCTACTTATTTTCTTAACAAATTGTTTCTTGCAAACCGCACATTGATATGTTTTCATTTTATTATAAACCGCTCAAATAATAACCTAAAATAAAAATAATAGATAATACTGTTACGCCAACACTTAAAGCGAAATTAGCCACCAACAAAAAAGCAAAAAAATTAGCCGCTCTATTGTAATGTTTTGTTTCTGAATAAACGCCGGCAAGCAAGAAAACGACATTTAAAATCATTAAGCAGAAAATCAATAATGCTGCAAATTCAATCATTTATCCCCCTTTTAAAAAAATGCGTATAGTTGATTAATTAAATTCTGATCGGTAGTGTTATTAAAAATATGTTTGATTGCTGCATTGATTAGAGCGGAGTAGCATTCCTCAAATTCAAGTTGATCCATATTGCTAAACTTTAAACTTTGCGCCTCAACCCTTATCCTGCCATCTATCGTGTAACTAACTTCTTTATAGCCGGCTAATACCGTTAAATGCTTTCTAAAGGTGTCAAATTGTTTCCGTTCATCAAAATACTTCCATTCTGTTTTATCTGCCGCCCAGTGGTCGAAACAGAATTTTAAAAACTTAAACACTTTCTTATGAAATTGCGGATTGCGGCTATATTTAAGTTCAACCTCATACATCTCACCGTTTTTAAATTTCTGTAACGCCGGGAGATACATTTCATCTGCGGCGGTAAATACGCCACCGGCGGATTTAATCATTTCAACAATCATTAGCCTTTTAATGCCCCTGCCATACAAAGTAAACTACCGGAAAGACCGCCATTACTGAATTTTTCTACTTCAATCATCTGACAAAGTTCATCACAAAAGCCGTCAAAATCCTGTTCTGTCATCTCACCTAGTAAAACATTTAACTTGCTTAACTGTAGGCTACACTGAACATTTAGCTTTAAGGCTTCACGCGACAAACCTTCAAGATTAATAGGATCGATTTTCTCTTTTGGTGCTAAAGGTGCGCTAATCGTGCGCCATTCGCTTTCTATCTTGATTTCATCGCTTGCTACGATAGTCCCCTTAGCACAATCAAAAAGTTCCCTATGAACGTCTTCCGTTGTTTTTAGCTTATCAATCACTAAAAACATTACCGGTATAGCGGTATCATCAAAACCGTTTTCAATCCGGTTTAGCTCTACTAACTGATTGCCGATAATTTTTCTAAAAGTAGCTTCAGCGCTTCTTGTGCCTACGCCTACCGCAATAATGAAAAAGCCAAAGCGTTTAGCCTGTTTTAAGCCTTTTAAAATAAAAATATCATCCATCACGCCTGATTTTTTCCATTGGAACTCAGCTTGGACGCTTTCACGTTCTTTTTCTGATAACTCTTTGAATTTCAGAGAAAAAGGCGGATTCATTACAGTACAATCACATTGATTTTCTTTGCTTTCATATGTGAAAAAACTTTCATTAAAAATGACGGCTTCCGGATAATTCATTTTTAACGCATTGCAACTTTCTTCTTGAATTTCAACGGCTACTAAATGATTTAATTTGATGAATTGTTCAAGCTGTCCGCTACCGGCTGCGCCATCAAATACAGATATATCATTACCGGCATATTGACGCACTTTTTCCGCCATATAACGGCGTAACGGCTCACTGGTAATGAATTCCGCTAACGTTTTCGCTTTCTTGCGGTTATTGTGTTCTTTAAATGCCATAACCGCCTACATCCTTGATAAAATCTAAAGTAACTTGTCTAGTAATAAAGCCTTGCATTGTCGGATCGAAAACCGCGATAAGCGATCCCTTGTTATTGCCTTTTACCTCTTCACCGGTTTCAGGGTGTAAAAAATTAATTCTACCGCCTACAATATCAATCACTTCAGTAGCGTTATCTTGGATCACTTGATACCATTTTGTTGACTTATCCGCAGGTAATAACATCGCTACTAAAAAGCCTTGTTTTTTAAGCTCTGCCGCACGTTCAACAAACGGTAATGGATTGCTATAAGGCGGATTGACAAAAATCGTAAAATTACAAAATTCTAAAACCGCAATTAAATCTAACGGATCGAACGTTAAAAAATCCTCCGCAATGCCATCTTTGCCGATATAGTGATAGCTCAAGTTGTTTTCTTCGGTCGCGCAACCGTCAATATCAAACTTAAAACGGCTATTTAGCCATTTAAACACGTATTTAGGTGTGCGGTAGGCATCTCTATCAAAACTCATTAGCAGCTCTCCTTGTATTATTTTTCTCGTGCTTGCTTGCTCTAATCGCACCTCCAGCTTGATTGCACTCGCTTAATACGCCGTTGATAAAATCAGCGTAAATAGTGCCTGTATTGCCATTGCGGCGTAAACCTAAAATGATCTCGATTAAATCTTTATCCGCTTGTTCTGAATAAACAGATGGTCTGTGTAAGCCGATCCAAAAATCGCAATCTTGCTCAATCTGTCCGGTATCACGGCTATCAGACGGTTTTGGACGTTTATCTGTTCTGTTTTCTAGCCCCCTGTTTAACTGTGTAAGTAGCAATACAACGCAATTTAATTCTTTCGCTAACTCTTTCAATCGTTTAGTGATTTCACCGTATGCTAGATCGTTTCGTTCCGCTTTTTCCGCTCTCATCAAAGTTAAGTAGTCGACCGCAATTAAACCAATCTCGCCTTTCTCTCTTGCTAGTTTCCGACATTCACGCTGGATATGCGCTAATGAAATGCCCGGCGTATCATCAATATAAAGCCTGTCATTTTCGGTAATTTCTTTAGCGGCGTTAGCAATTCTTAATTCAGCCCCCACTTCATCAATGTGATCTAGCATTAAGTGATCGGCGTTAGATTTAGTGCGTTGCCATACGATACGATCGAAAATCTGTGAGGTGGTCATTTCTAAGCTAAATACGGCTGCGATCTTTTTATCGTTTGTTACGCAATTCATTACTAAATGCGATAAGAACGTTGTTTTACCGCATTTAGGTCTAGCGCCTACAACCACTAAAGCCCCTTTATAAAACGCTTCACGCCCTAGTAATTCATCCAATGCTGGAATACCGCTTGTTATACCGATTACTGATTCTGGATTGTTGATTAAACGCTCCTTTTCATTAAGCCAATTTTTCAAAATCGTTGTGCCATCCACTAAACCACCTCGATTGCCGCTTTTAGCATAATCGCCGATCTCGTTAATCATTTTCCCGATTAAATCAATACGCTCATTAGCACTTAATTCAGATTTTCCGGTAATTAAACTTTGGCAATCTTGTAACTTAGCTAACGTAAAACGCTTGATAGCATCCTCTTTCACAATCGCCGCATACTGTAAAACGTTAGCCATATTCGGAGAACGTTGAACAATTTCAGCTAGATACGAAAAACCGCCGATTTTTTCTAAATTTCCATCGCTTTTTAATTTATTTTCTAAAGTTAATAAATCCACCGGTTTATTATTTAGCACTAAGTTTTTAATCGCTTTGAAAATGATTTGATGTGCGGCAACGTAAAAACTATTCGGGTTGAGTAGGCTTAATACTTTATCAACGCTAGCTTGATTCGGGTTCATCACTAAGCCGCCTAAAACGCTTTGCTCAGCCGTTAAATCGTAAAGGTTTTGCATCATAACGCTTCCTCACGCACTTTCGTTAGCGTATCTTCACGTAGCAAGTAATCAAAACTTGCTCGCCAATTTCGATTATTACCGCCAAAATAAAATTCTGTTGCTTGCTCAAAAAATGATTCAATGTAATTTTTAAAACTATCTAATGTCGGAGTTTTTAGTAAGTTTAAGATTTTAGTAATCCCTCGCTTACGCTTATCGTTTAAGTCAATAGCATTAGGCAACCGCTTACCGTGTAATTCGTTTTGTTCGTTGTAAAAATCTAATACCGCTTGATAATCAATATCGTTTTTCGGTTTTGTAGGCTTACGTTTTTTAGGTTTAACGTCATCGTTATTTTGCAAAACCATATGGTCGCCGTTAGGCGATCCCCCGTAAGGGGGTAGGGGGTTATTATTTGTAATATTGTTTTTAATATTGTCTTTTGTAGAGTACCAATTTTTGGTACTGGTACTAGTACCATTTTTTGGTACTGGTTCAGGAGAAAAATTGGTACTAGTACCATTTTTTGGTACTGGTTCAGATTTAGGCGTTTCAGGATTAAAATTTAACGAAAATTCATTAATTTCTCCGCTATTTTTAAATGTTAGAATTAAGTTGATGTTTTCTAATTCTTTTAAACATTTCATTGCTGTTTTTTTGTTTTTAATGCCGCATTTCTTCATAAATTGGCTAACAGAAATTTTGTCAGATTTTTTTTGCCAACCTGTTGTTTGACGAGCTATTAGCGCATAACATTTAAACGCATTACCTGATAATTTATCTAAAAATTTATCAATAATTTCATTAGGGATCTGAAATGAATTTGGAATAAAATTACTCATATTGATAATTCCTCAATAATAAATTTAATGCGTTGTTCATATTGCTTTGGCGTAAGCGGTAATTTCTGTAGACGCTTTTTAGCCTCTTCATAAATTTTTAGCTTTTCTTGATAAGAAAGGCTTGACATTTCTTTATTCATATAGAATAATCCTCTCGTTTGTGGAATCTTAAACCGCCTTTCGGGGCGGTTTTTTTATTTCTCAAAATACTTCTTGCGTAACCGTTCATCAAAACCTCTAGCCGCCATCAATAAAAGCTCTAATTCGCTTTTTTCGATTGCTATATGCGTTTCCGTATCGAAAACACTAAAGCCGTTGGCGGCAATGAAATTAAAGGCGTTATTTCCCTCTCCATTGCTAACAAACCGGCTAACGGTTGATGGTGTAGTTTCCATAGCCTCGGCAATATCGCATTGCTTTTGGCTGTAATATTTGCTCATTACACGATCTGAAATCTCTCTTGCAGATCGTGTTAATTTATTGCGTGCCATTGCAAATCTCTTAAGTTAAATTAATCCCATACATCACCGTAAAGGATAGGGAATAGCCACAAAATCAATCTTGATAGTCAGGGAAAAGCTCTTTTTTGGATAACCCAGTAGCTTTTTTCCACTGATCTGGTGAAATTGAGCGTGTACAGATTTTTCCTCCTTTTTTCTTAATCTGATGGATTAATTGAGGAGATACGCCTAATGCTTTAGCTAGCTTTGTCTGTCCGCCTGTGGCGTTTATAGCCTTTTCTATAGGTGTCATAAATGTTATTAAACCTTTAATTTAAAAAACTTTAAAAAATTAAAGTTAATTTTAAAAATTTAGTTTAAATAAATCAAGCAGAAATTTATTAGCAATTTTAAATTTAAAATTTAAAATGTGTCTAGGAGGTTGTTATGAACGAAAAAGAATTACTAGTTATAAATAGACTGAAAACAGTATTAGAGGAACAGCGAGTAACCCAATCTGAATTGGCTAGATCTATCAACAAAACGCCTCAAGCTGTTTATAACTGGCTTAATAACGGTAAATTAGGCATAGATTCCGCAAGATTAATTTCAGATAGATATAACTATTCAGTGAATTGGTTGATTGGTTCAGCTTCAAACAATGAAAAATACAATGATGTTGCTGTTATAGAGAGCAAGGATTATAGCGATAGTTATATAGGTATTGATGTTTATGACATAAAATTATCAGCAGGTAATGGACAAGGGTGCGCTGTTGAATGGATTCCAAGAAAATCAAGTAAGCCGTTATTATTTGAACACGGCTGGTTTAAGCATAAAAGTATATCTCCTGAAAGCTGCAAGGCAATGTATGTGAGAGGGCAAAGTATGTACCCGGTCTTAAAAGATTGGGATATGGTTATCATTAATATTGACGATACCGAAATTATTGATGGAGAAATTTACGCATTAATTTATAAAGAAAATTTTTATATAAAACAAGTTGTTAGAAGCGGAGATGGTGTCGAGTTAATTAGTTTTAATAGTGAATATAAACCTATTAGAATTGAGTACGATCAACTGAAAGATTTAAAAGTTATTGGACGCCAAATCTGGAGAGGCGGTTGAGTTAAACCTATTAAAAATAACGTTTAAAATTACATTTTTTATCTAATCGTGCCGTAAAACCACGTCCTTTAGGGCGTGGATATAAAGCACAAATATGATATACTTCTTACTGCTAACAGAGGTCGCTTTAGACTCTCAATGACGGCATAATCAGGGCAGGACGTGCCCGTAGCGTCTGTGAAGTGAATCGTATTGGCGGTCAGCAGCAGAAACCCACCGAGAGTAGCCCATTGCTTGCAATGGGAGCTGGTAGGAATCTCCTTGCTTTAGCTAGGGGAGGACGTCAAATAAATCATATATTTAACGAATTGATCAGTTTAACTTCTGATAGGCTCTTTTTCATCGCAAATTGTAACTACAAAATAAGTTGACTTTGCATTAAATTGTAATTACAATAAAGCTATATTAAGGTTAAGTTTTATTAAAAAATGAAAATTACTTATGATCCTAAAAAAAATCAACGAAACATTGAAGAGCGGAATTTACCATTTGATTTGGCTATTGATTTTCACTGGGATACAGCAGTAATTGAAGCAGATTTAAGAAAACCTTATCCGGAAGCGAGATATGTAGCTGCAGGTTTTATAGGAAAAACTGAAAGGTTACATATTTTAGTATTTACTCCAACGGTTGACGGAATCAGAGTGATTAGCCTTAGAAAGGCAAATAAAAGAGAGGTGAAACATTATGAAAACCGTACATTATGACAATTTGCCCATTAGTGAAAATGGAGAAGTAAGAGAACTCACTAAAGCCGATTTTGATCGAATGAAACCTATTCAGAATGTAATGTCTCCTGAATTTATCGCAATGGCACTATCTCATCAAGCACAAAGAGAGATAGAGGGGAAAATTAAGCCTCGCACTAGAGGAAAACAAAAACAACCTACTAAACAATCAATTACCATTAGATTGTCACCAGAAGTTATCACTGCCTTTAAAGCAACGGGACAAGGTTGGCAATCAAGAATTAATGAAGCACTATTGAATTATGTAAGAACGTCAATGTAATTAAACCGCCAATAGGCGGTTTTCTTTTGCCTGAAATCTTGCTTATCTCTTCTGAAAACGTTATTAATTAAAAAATAACTAATAATTTCAATATTTTATTTCTAATAACCCACCTTGCTTAAGATTGTCTATTCATTGCTTAATATCCTACCTAGATCCTACCTAGTACTAACCGAAAAAGATTAAAAAATAATCGTTTAAATCATATATTTAAATTTTTTATTCTTTATTTTTCAAGTATTTATTTAATCTGATTTAAATTTTTAGTTTAAATATTTAAATTTTTAGTTTACATCAAATTAAATTTTTGATTTAATAAACTCATCAAAACGAGATGCAGTAAAAAATCTCAATGTTCTTTAACAAATTGGTGTGGCAATGGCGGTAAGTAATCAACTGCGTTAAGTTGAGTAACCCCCGAGCAGAAAACTGTACTACGTGTTGAGAAATCAGAAACGAAGAGAGGCGTTTGGTAGGTCAAGGGCAGCACTGCTTACTAGCTTGAGTGGAAAACCACGACTAGAAATAGTTGCTACAACGGTTGGGGAAACAGGCGAACAAGCCCGCGAACCGTTTATTTAATGCCTACTTAGCTATTTTTATTTTAATGATGATTAGTGATTTTTGTGTAATTTAGGCGGTTAAGTAGGCATTAAGGTATTCATTTGCGAAAGTGAATACCATTTGATTATATTTTGTTACCTTGTAGCTGTTGCAAGTTTAAATAAAAACAGCAATCTAATGCCTACTTAACCATATTGATATTGTTTGCAATGCAATATGAAGTATTTTAAAAAAATTTTTCTCCTAAACCGGTTAAGTAGGCATTAGGAAACGCATTGATTAAGAGATCCGCCAAAGGTCTAGGTAGCCGTACACTACCAATTTAAGGATAGCTAAGCCAGAGCTTAATTGAGTGCGTTTCTATATCTACTTAAAAGGGAAATATTATGACCTATCAAAATGAAAACTACGAGATGATTAAACAAATCTTATTAAACGAACAGTTAGGAAATCCTAAAAAGTTGAAGTTATATGTTGTAGAAGGAAGCCTGTCTGATGAAGATAAATCGCAAATCAGGCAGGCAGTATTTGATAATGCTATTAATTTAAAGCATTTAAACCCTAGTGAACTAACTAATGAACTTATTAAATCAATAAAAATAATTAATCAAGCTTAGGTAAATTATTGAATTCAGACAGATTACTTTCAAAATCTTTAGCTAATGCAGAAATAAAATCACTTAACTGTTTAGCTTTGTCTTCAGGGTTAAGGCTATTATCATTAAAAATGGTTATTGGACTACACTCAATTACTTTACTTGCGAATTGAATAGCTAGTTTTTCAGACATTGCTTTATGCATAATTTAATCCTTATTTGTTGTGAGAGAGTTTTGATTATATTCCTTAGCGTTGTGAGAGACAATAAGGGACTTGAGCCTTACAAGTATAAAGAAAGGCAATACGCATAAATAACAACATTTTGCCCTCTACCCACGAGGGCATTTTTTTTAGGTTTTGATATGAGAGAACAGAGCATAGGGCAAGTTTTAAGCCGGCAGGATAATGAGGCTAAGAAGATTTTTAATAATCTTATTACGCCGCACGAGAAAGATTTAATGCTTGCGGAATGGATAGACAAGCATTTCACAAGCGTTAAAGATTTAAGCGTTTGTGCGAAAGACTGTGGCGTTTCTCAAGCGAAAGTTTGGCACTTTCTAAACGAGAAAGATTTAATTAAAGGATTAAATAACACTGAATTTTTAATTTTAAATCTGTTTCTTAAGTATAGCTATTCTTTAGATAAAGCGGCGGATGAAACAGGTTTATCTGTGTTGGCTATCTCTAAGATATTAGAGAAATTTAATATTGAACCTAATTGGAAAAAGGTTAGGGAAAGCCGTTATAGCCGCATTGGAAGCCAAAAGGGGATGGAGGCGGAGGCTTTATTTAAAAAGCTCGTTCCGGACGCTTTAGATGCCAACGAAGAGATTAAAGAGGGTAACAGTAAATTTGATTTTATCGTTTTTGATGAATATACCGGCAGAGAAAAGACGATAGACGTAAAAGAATTTGCTATACAAGACAGCGTAGGTGGCAAGGGATGGGTGTTCAGATTTCCCGAAAAAATGGACGATAGGGCAGATTATTATGTCCTATTTCTTTGTTTTGACAAAGAAAAACGCCTTGAGGGTGAATATAGGGTGTTAGTTTTACCTAAGGGCATTTTGCCGGAAAACGAGAAAGTAAGTAGAACTGGTCAGAAGCGTTTATTAATCTCAAACGATCCGAGCAAACAATCTTATAAGATGTATTTTAAGTTTGAAATTAGCCCTGAAAATTTAGTTTGGTTTTTTACTGGAGAGATGTAATGAGTAAAGAATCAACGTATGGGATTTACACACCTGAATTTAAACGGCAAGTCGTTGATAGAGTGATGCAGGGCGATCTATCGATGAAAACACACGCTAAACGATTTGGCGTAAACGGCAGCACAATTAAAAATTGGCTGATCGATTTAGAGGGCGAGGATGGTTATGAGTTGTATCAACAACGATACGCCTTAGTTAAAGGGTACAAGAAAGTAGATACAACGGAAGAACTTTATAAACCGGAACTTTTAGAAGCAGAGGGGAAGTTTCAAGGTGTTATCTATAAAAGACATAAAATAATAGATAAAACAAAGATTTACGACAATAAAGTAAAGGGAATTATTGCATTAAATGCAATAATTAAACACTTTAATCGTTCCGGATATGGCGCAATTCTTAAACCGTTGCCAGTTCCAAAAATAAAAAGCGGCGTTATTGCACGCATTCCTAAAGAAAATCACGTGTTAAGCGTTCCATCAGATTTCCACAGCTTTTATTAAGAGAGGTTACTATGAATATTGTTAAATTTTTAACCGGATTATTTGTTGCCTTAGCGTTTGTTTTTGCGCTAATTGTTGCTTACACGGTAGCTGAAGCGGATGTTAATTTAACGTTAGATAAAAATAGCGATTATCACGATGAGTTAACGAGCGAGCAGCTTGAATGGAAACAGTGGGCAGATGCTGAATGGAAAGCGGAACACGGCAATTTACAGACGCCGCTAACAGCGGAACACGAAGCGGAAATTAAAAGAGGTTTAGGGGGTAAGTGATGGACGATGTATTTGATGAGTTATTGCAAAAAACGCAACAACTTAAAGACGAAGCTAACAAATTAATACAAGAAAGGCTCTTAAATAGCTTAAGAGAACCGCTAGATATGGAGCGTTATAAGAACTTATTTTACAGCTTGCTTGCTTATTACGATTATAGCCGCATTGAAGCGGCTATAAATTTATTAAGCATAGATGACGGCGATAAAGCGATGTTACTAGATATGCTTGAGCAATTTGGATTTGAGTATATCCAGATGGAAGAGGCGGCAGATGCCAGAACGTTTAACAGATTTGATTTTTAGAGGTAAAAAATGAGCCTGTACGAAACATCAGACAGATTAAAAAATCTCTTTGAATTAGTAAATAGTGATGAATTTAGCGATAACGAAGCTGTTATTGCAGCGTTTAACGGCGTTGAAATGGAATTTAACGAGAAAGTAGAAGAGGTCTATAAACATTACAAAGAGATTGATTTATTAGCTAAAAATGCGAAAGAGGAAAAACAACGCATTGAAGCTATTCAAAAAACCTATGAAAGCCGTAAACAGCGAATTAGAAATTTAATTTATGCGGCAATGGCAAACAGTGAGATTAAAAAGGTAGAAACGCCTATTTTAAAACTTACAATGACAAAACCTATTCCATCATCATTAAAAATTGACGATGGAGCAAAAATTCCGGATGAATTTTTTATTGCGCAAGAGCCTAAATTAGACTTAAGCGGATTAAAGGAAGCGGTTAAAAACGGTTTACAGATTGAGGGTGTTGAATTAATCAGTAAACCTCAATTAAGGGGATTATGATGAGTAGCGTTTATCAAAAGCTAGCGCAAGCGAGAGTAGAATTGCGCAAGAAAAACTTAAAGAAAAGCGGTAAAAATAAACATACCGGATTTGAGTATTTCGAATTAGGTGATTTTTTACCTGAAATAAATAATATTTTCAATGAGATAGGTTTATGTAGCGTGATTTCATTTACTAGCGAATTAGCTACATTGACCATTTACAACGTTGAGAATGATGAAAAAATTGTATTTACCTCGCCAATGGCTCCGGCTGAAGTGCGCGGATGTCAACCGATACAAAATTTAGGGGCAGTGCAAACCTATCAACGCCGTTATTTATATTTATCTGCTTTGGAGATTGTTGAAAGCGATCAGTTAGATCCGGATGTAGGCAATCCGGAAAACCAAAAGCCAAAACAAGTAAATCAAGTGAATACTCCGGCTAAAAATGTAGCAAATCAGAAAGTTAAGCCCCCTAAAGAAGAAGTTTGGCAAAAGTTTTTAACTAGAACCAATTCTATAACTAGCATTGAAGAGCTTGACGAGCATTGGAATAGTAGCGATGCGTTCTTAAGTAAGAGCTATCCTGATTTAAGAGAGGCGGCTTATGCGGCTTACGTAAGTAAATATAGCGCTTTAGAAGCAATTAAAGGTGAATAAAAATGAGAAAAATTATTCAAATTTCAGAAAGTCTAACAGCAGCAGATATTTGTGGCGTTTGTTGGCACATTTCCGCTTTATGTGATGACGGCACAATATGGGCATTTGATAATGCCGGCAAAAAATGGGAAAAATTGCCGGATATTCCGCAAGATGATGAACAGGGGAAGGAGCAAGATGAATCAGTATAGATTGAAATTTATAACAAAATGGGGGCTGAATAATGGCAGGTGTAAATAAAGTAATTATTGTGGGTCGCTTAGGGAATAATCCGGAAATGAGAAGTTTTCCTAACGGCGATCAAGTTGCCAACTTGAGCGTAGCAACAAGCGAAAAGTGGCAGGATAAACAGAGCGGCGAATGGAAAGAGGTTACAGAATGGCACAGAATTGTGTTATTTAGCCGTTTAGCGGAGATTGCAGGGCAGTATCTCAAAAAAGGCTCGCAAGTTTACGTAGAAGGTAAGCTAAAGACAAGAAAATGGCAAGATCAACAAGGGCAAGAACGCTATTTAACGGAAATACAAGGCTTATCCTTGCAGATGCTAGATAGCAAGCAAGATACGCAGAACGCACCGCAAACGCCACCACCGCAAGCGACAACGGCGAATAACGCTTATGCTAAGGCAAAGCAAAGTGGCATTCCTAAAACGCCGCCACAGAATGATTTTGATGATGATATGCCATTTTAATTTGATTTAACCGCTAATGTTAGTTAATATAGCCGCACTTACTTTCCAAAAGCGGCCTCCGCTCCGACAATTTGCGGTTTCTTTGTACCTACATTTTAGGTTATATCCGACGAGATCGGGGCGAGAGAACGATATACAATACATCTGAATAAGTTCCGCCCATCTTTTGGAGGGTAAGTTGAACCCCGATCGCCTATACAAGTAGCGAAACGTTACAGTTCAAACCGCCTTATCCTTTACAAATAGTATCCTGATGAGTTATGATTATTATAGGTCTCAAAAGCCTATGCAAAACGGTCATTCACTCCGTCAGTGTGATTTTTTTATATATGCCGACGGTGCGAGGAATACAATACCTGTAAGGGGAATAACTCCGCCAGATTTTGCACTGGTTTTGAGCCGTTGGCACCCTATTTTATTAGGGTTTTATCAAATCCTCTCAAAAAGGAATGCAAAATGACTACACAATTATCAACTATCCAATTTTACAACCGCACTTTAACTACATTTGAGCAAAACAACGTTTATTATGTCGCAATGAAGCCAATTTGTGAAAATATTGGCTTAGCTTGGAATGCGCAGCTATTACGAATTAAAAGAGATGAAGTGCTTTCTCAGGGTATGATCGTGATGATCACACCTACAAATGGCGGAGAACAAGAGATGGTCTGCCTCCCAATCCAATACCTCAACGGCTGGCTATTTGGCATTGATGTTAAGCGAGTGAAACCTGAAATAAGAGAAACCTTGATTACATACAAAAGAGAGTGTTATCAAGCGTTGTTTGATTATTGGAATAAAGGTAAAGCAGAAAGGACACAAACCACAGTAGACGACCGCACCGGCTTACGTGATGCGGTTAATATGCTAGTAAGTAAAAAAGGATTACTTTATTCAGATGCCTATCAACTTATTCATCAACGCTTTAATGTTAATCACATTGATGAATTAGCAAAAGAACAATTACCGCAAGCGGTCGAGTATATTCATAAAATTGTGCTTGAGGGAGAGTTAATTGAGCCTAAAAAACATCAAACAGTAAATATTCCGTTTAATGTTGCTGACGCTTTAATGAAATTCCATTATTTAGCAATTAATAACGCTAAGAAAACGGAAAGGGCGTTAAGAATAATTCACGAAACAATGGGGTATGAGCGATACGTTAGAAATGATTTAGCCGCCGGCAATTTTGATATTCACAACGAATTTATTCATTGGGTGGATGAGTTTGAAAAGGCGGTTATCGAAGCTAAAGAAATTTAATTAAATCATTAATCAAATAAAGCCTAGATCGAAAGATTTAGGCTTTTTTATTGCCTAAAAACAGGAGAAAGAAAGTGTTATGCGACCATTTAAGCGAAGAAGAGTTTGATGAACTTTATCAATTTTGTGATGAAGAGATAGAGGCTATTTTAACTAAGAAAGGGTTAAAGGATTTTTATTCTGACATTGAGGGTACTGATGTTTATGTTAATGCGGTGCGCAATGAGATGAATAGAAAAATAGAGGAATTTAACTTGTGGGGATATATACGATGAGGAAAATGGCAGCAGAAATGGAACGCAAAAAGCTTGATGTATTTTGGAACAAGATAAGAGCGGGTCTTGGAGCAAAATTACTAGAAGAACTAAGGAGAAAATAATAATGAATTACGCAATAGATGACAATATAAAAGGGGTAAGGCAATATTTCACTATTTATGTATGTGAAAAAGAAATTAATGTAGAAATTCTTAATACTAAAAGTAATTCTAAATTAATAGGAATTTCCATTCATAATAATGAATATGGTGAAAGCCAATTTATTAAACTACCGCTAGAGGCGGCAGAAGATTTTATTTATTATTTAACTGGAATATTAAAAGAGAGTAGGTAAAAATGAAATAGTAAAAAGAAATGATGGTAGTACTTATACTACAGATTGCTATTTTTGCCACGGTAAAGGAAAAAACAATGGAAAATAAAATCACACTTCTAAAACCCGATTTTGAGTATATGTTAATTTGTAGTGTTAGATATGCTTTAACCCGAAAAACATATGTAACAATACTTACTATTGACTATATAAAGCAATACTGGGATGAACTAAGCGACAACACTAAGAGAGTAATTACTGAAGATATTAAAGAGGGCGTAGAGCTTTATAATAGCGAAGAATTTAAAATTGATAATAATTCTTGGCGAGAATGTTTATCTTGGATTTTAGCTAAAGGGGAATGAATGAATAATAAAATAATTATGCGTTCAGGTGTTAAAATTGATTTATTAAATATTAAGCCTGAACAGATTAGGCTTGCAGATATAGCCTATAATTTAGCGAGAATTAATCGCTTTAACGGCAGAGGAAGGAGAATTTTTACGGTAGCAGAACATTTATTATTTTGTGCTGAAATTGCGGAGGAGTTAAATTTATCGCCGTATTTAAAATTAAGAGTGTTAGCGCACGATTTTTCAGAAGCTTACACAGGCGATATATTACCGCAATTAAAACCGTATGGATTTAAAGAGATTGAAGAGAAAATTGAAAAAGCAATTAATCTTTATTTTGGTTTCGATCGGGCAATGAAATTATCGCAACGTGATAAAGCGAAAATTAAAGAAATTGATTTGCTTGCGTTGAAATACGAAGCTAAATATTTAGATATTAAACTAAATGAAGAATTGGATAATCTCAAAAAGATTAAATCCAGACCTCAACATAGAAGCATTGAAACGGCACAATGTGAATTATTGCTTAAATTTGCTGAACTATCTAAAGCAGCGTTTAGCGCAATTCCGCACGCACCATATTTGATTGTTAAGGAGGGCGAGAATGAAGATTAATAGTTTTGAAATAATAACAATCGTCTATGTTATAGGGATGGCTTGTTATGCTTTACTTTATTCTTATTCATTTAAGAACTTAAATAATAGAGTGAAATTCCTTGAAGAAAAAATGTATTTGCTTATAGAGATAAATAAAAATGAAGTTGAAGTGATAAAAAAGTTAAATGAAAATCATCAGTATCTGGTTAATATATTTAATCAGATAGAAAGCGCAGACGTTAGGTTTAGATTTGATAAAGATAATCCAACGGAAAAGAAAACGTTAAATTAATAAAGCCTGGAAAATTCTAGGCTTTTTAATTATGAGGAGAAAGGTATGAAACATTTTAGAAATATTATCAGTTACAAAATTACTCAAGATATTGATTTATCAGATGAAGTGTTAGAGCAAGCGTTAAGTGATGGTTTAGAAAAAATGCGCTTTATTGAGCCAATTAAGGGATGTGGAAAGCTATATCATAGGGTAGAAGATTATATTTATCTTGCGGCAGAAAAAGAATTTATCAAAATTCCTAGCTCGGCGGTTAATAGGGAATTTAATCAACGTGTTGAAAAGTTGGAAAAAGATTTAGCAAGAAAATTAAAGAAAGATGAAAGGGACAATATTAAACAAGATATTGTCGCCAGACTATCTATGAAAGCGATTAAAGAATATCGCTATTTTAGGATGATTATTGATACAAAAAATAACCATATTTTAATTGATGAAACTTCTACTAAACAGGCAGAAGATTTACTCCACTTATTAAGAAAATGCTTAGGGAAATTACCGGTTGCGCCTTTAACATATACTGAAGATATATCAGTTAAAGTTAAATACTCTTTATCCAGTGGTGGTTATGAGGGAAAAATAACATTTTCTAAAAATAATTTAAAAATATCAGGCGATGACGGTGAATTAATTACATTATCTAATGCTGATAATGATATTGATGTTAATGATTTATTAGTGAGGTGGCGTTATGTTCAGACAGTGAAATGTGAATATAAGGGCGAAGGTGAAGATATTTATTTTACCCTTTGCAAAAACGGTAATTTAAAAAGTCTTAAAGCATTTCAAACGCTTGATTTAGAGGGGAATAAACAAAAAGAAGATGATTTCGATGCAGATTTAATTTATATGATGGGGGAATATAGAGGTTTATTTGAAGCATTGGCAGATATTTTCGGTGGAGAGGAAGAGGTAAATAAAGATGAAGAATAAAAATATTATTTCAGTGACAAAATCAGACGCACAAGAAAAATCACTTTATGAAAAAATGGCAGAGCAAAAAGAAGAATTGAAAAAAGAGTTATTAAATTCTTATGGGGTAAGTTCTGAAAAAGGAAATAAAGATAAACCGGAAGATACGGAAGTTATAACTAAAATTAAAGAATGGTTTGAGGTTGCCGTTCCGCAGCCAACAGAAAAAAATCAAGCAATTCAAATGGGTTGTCATTTAGAAGAAGTGACAGAAATGCTAAATGTATTTAATCCGAGATTGGGAAAATATATTGATGTTTATGCGCAATCTTATAAAGAGTGGAAGACTTTAGATAATATTGATTGGACAGATTATAAATTAATTGAATTGCTAGATGCACTTTGCGACCAGATAGTAACCGCAATCGGAGTAGCGCATATGTTTGGTTTTGATATTAAAAAAGCCTTGGTGGAAGTGAATAAATCAAACTGGTCAAAATTTGAAAACGGTAAACCAGTTTTTGATGAGAACGGAAAGATTAAAAAAGGGAAATATTATAAAAAACCTGAATTAGAGATGTTTATTTAGGAGTGAAAATTAAGGAGTAAATATGGCAGAGAAAAAACCTGAATTAATTGTATGTGCGGCAATTAAATTTATCGAACGAACACAAAGGGAAATTAATTTAAACCGTAACGGCGTTGAATTAATTGTCCCTATGGTAAGACATTATTCACCTGATGGCAGAGAGGTTTTAGAAAGTATTAAATCTAATTGCGAATTAGAGGAATTGGAACAAGGCTTTATCACTAATAAAGGTAGATTTGTTGGCAGGGAAGAAGCTCTTAAAATTGCCAAAGAGAACAATCAAATTAAATTTGATATTGGCTATAACACAAAATTTTTATTTTCTGAAATGCTTTATTGATGGATGAATTTATGAAAAAGAAAGTATCTTTTAAAAAAAGAGAAATATTTAAACGTTTTAAATACTGGTGTAAAAAATCAAAATTGAAAACAAGCTCAGATATGTACCGCATTAATCACTTTTGTCTTAAAGGTCGTGGGCATTATTGGCGTTTTTACGAATATAAAGGCTACTTAATTATTGATATTAGTGAGTCTTATAAGGATTTTGATAGATGGTCAGTCGGCAGATTGCACCAATGGAGAGTTCCGCTCGAGAAATTAAAAAATAAAGAATTTTGGAATGAAAAAGAATTTGTTGAATTTATTAAGTTTTATAGCAAAAAAGATGACGGAACTACTGATTGCTTAGATGTTGAAGGTCTATTTAAAGGTTTAAGTAAATATTTAATGAATAACTATAAAATTGGTGAAGATTATGATTTATATAAATGTTTATTAATTAGAGAAAAATAAACATATCTGCTAAATATGTTTATTAAATAAGATTTTTTAAATAGGTTAGGTAGTATGTTTAAAACTATTGAAAGGTTGTGGTATAGATTATTTGGTTTTTGGTATCCATTGCAGTATAAAAATTATAAGGATATTAGTTACAGTAAAACCGGTGCACCTAGTCATACTGTAATCTATATTAATTTAATGAATGGAAAGCTTAAAACTGTTCATTATTTTAATAAAGGCTATATCAATGAAGATATGTTTATTTTAATGAGAAAAATTAAATTATTTGAAATAGATGAGTTAGGTTTGAAAATAAATATTAAAACAGAGGAGATTTAATTATGAAACCGTTTAATTTAGCTGATGCGTTAACTAAAGAGCCAGTGCAATTACGCAACGGACAGATGGCAACAGTAGTGGCTGACTTACGTCAAGTAAGTAATTATAAAGGTGAGAACCCTTTAATTATTGTGTTAGAAGACGGGTATTATACTCAAGTTGGGGAAGATGGACAGTTGTGGGAAGGTGATAAAAGTAGTGTGGATATTGTCGGAATGTGGGAAAAACCAAAACCTAAACTTTTTATTAATGGGATTGAAGTGCCTGAACCTGTAACGGAAGAAACGTGGAAAGATGGCAATCTTTATTATTATGTGAAACTTACTTTTAGCGGTAATACTGATTGTGATGCATTTTACAAAAAAAATGATTTTCACGAAAAGTTAATTAATGATGGTCTAGTTTTTGAAACTAAAGAAGGTGCAAAAGCAATGGCGAGAGCATTACTAAATTATAAAGTAGAGGTGGGAAAAGAATAATGAAAGCAAGGTATAAAATAAGCCTAAATGATTATAGCGATTTTGAACTTGAGGCTGTTTGGGAAATAGATTTTGAATTTAAATATTTTTCTGAATGGTTAAAAAATAAAGGTATTAAAACCGTTCAGGACGCTATTATAGAAATGAATGTTTTCTGGAGTGGCTCGCCTAATAAAGAGGATAATTTTAACGAACATTTGGATTATTTTTTAAAAAATGCGACAACAGTATTAGCTAATTTTAATGATTCAGATTGGCGCAGCGAAGAATATTTAGAAAATAAACTATTTTCTGATACAGAGGGCTTCGCAATCGGTGAATGTGGCATTAAATTAGTTAAATTTAAAAAAGATTTATTTGTGCGTGATGAAATGCTTGAGGTTGAGGTAATTGATTAGTGTAGTTATAGGAGGTTTTATGGAAAATCTAAATGAAATTGGCACTTATTTTAATAAATCGCAATATGATGAAATATTACGCACGTTTAAACTACAGGCTTTACTGAATTTAACGGAGGATAGTCCTTATCTCTTAACTGTTGAGGATATTTCTATTTTATTAAGCAGGTCTTATGATTATACAAATAGAGAAATAGTAAGCTCTCCTAACTTTCCTCAACCTGTTAAAGTTGAAAAAAGTAAGGGGAAAGTTAGAAAATTCTTTTTGCCTAGCGATTTTATTAAATGGCGGCGAGCAAATATTAGAAGAATTAATTAATCTAATAATGAAGCCACGTCAGTCATATTAGGCGCATAGTAAGTGTTTAATAAAATTTTAATATCTCTATGTCCTGATATTTTTGCCAACGTCATCACATCAACCTTTTTAGCAAGCCTTGACAACGCCTCTCGGCGTGTATCGTGAAAATGTAAATAAGATAAACCCGCTCTATTTTTTAATCTTCTGAATAGCGTGCTTAATGTTTCAGGGGTAATTAAAAAAACGAGATCGCTTTTATCTGATTTTACCTTTTCCAATTGATTAATCAGTTGTACCGCTTTACTGGACAACGGCACATCACGAGAATGACCGTTTTTAGTCATTGGTAAATGCGCAATCCGCTTATCTAGATTAATGTTATTCCACTTAAGGCTTGCTATCTCTCCGGCACGCATGGCGGTTTCTATTGCAAATAGCATAGCGATAGCTAATCTTTTATATTGCGTATCAGGCGCAGTATTTTCATCATATCCGGCAACCTCTAAAATTTTATTAATATCACTTTCGCTATATCTTTGTGTTCTTTCTTTTGAGTCTTTAGGTTTTTCCATTCCTGTAGCGGGATTTTTAGCTATTAAATTATGGTTAACAGCATATTTTAAAATTGCGTGTATTGTATTTAACTCCCGTAAAACGCTAGGCGGTGAAACCTCTTTTAATCTTTGATCGCGCCAATCCTCAAAATCTCGCCTTGTTAAATCCTTGATGTATAAATCGGTAATAGGATGCTTTAAAAATCTATTTAATCTTAATAATTCCGATCTGGCTCCTCTTTTCTTTACAGTTACCTCTTCTTGATACTTTTCAATCAATGCGGAAAATAGCATATCTTCTGGGATACCGTTTTTATAATTCTCCAGTTTCCGCTCTTCATCAACAATCCAGACGTTAGCCTCCGCCTTAGTTTTGAATGATTTTGATTTTCTAACGCCTAATTTAAAAATATCGGCGCGCCACTTAGCGCCATTTTTCCTTATAGAGCCCAT